TTTTAAATCAGTTTATCTTAATCTACAAAGTTGGGTTTCACCAAAACAAAGTTATGACAATTGGGAGAGAATAGTATCAAATTTTAGTAGACAAATAAAACACACAATATTTGAAATATTAGACCCAACATTTTTTAAAGACAATTATATAGTTGATTTGGATTTAAGAACAAGCGGAATTGTGTATGGTAAAAAAAGTTTTATGAATTTGGAAATTACTTTATTCTTATCACAAGAAATGGATTTCAAAGATACAATTCTTAAAGACAAATTAAAAAGAATTGCTAAAGAAATTTATATTGAAAACTTTAAAAAGAATGAGTATTTTGATTTTACGCTATCTAAAAAGAGCAAAGAAGATGCAACCTAATATTTATTACTAAAACATACGTATGAAAATATTAGGACCTACCGACACAGGTAAAGGAATATTGATTGAAATGGATGCAGGTTATGTGTCACCATCTCATGAGTTTAATAAAAAGATGCTTGAAGAAAATCACAAGAATTTCTTGGATTATTCAAAACCTTTTGAATTCTATGCCGTACTTCAAAAATACAATACACCAAACCGTAATGGAAGAGTGTATCCTGAAAAAATCTTAAAACGTGAATCTGAGAATTATAAAAAGATGATTGAAAAAGGAACATCTCTTTCAGAATTAAATCACCCTGAATCATCATTAATTGACCTTGACCGTGTGTCTCACATCATTAATGATATATGGTGGGACGGACATATCCTTATGGGTAAGTTACGTCTTCTAACATCACCAGGATTCCATGAGAGAGGGATTGTATCTACAAAGGGTGACCAAGCAGCAAACTTGTTAAGACAAGGTGTTACTTTGGGTATATCTTCACGTGGAGTTGGTTCTTTAAAAAAGAACGGTGAACAGAATGAAGTACAGGGGGATTTTGAATTAATTTGTTTTGATTTGGTATCTTCACCATCTACACCAGGTGCGTATTTGTTTACAAACCCTGATGATAGAAGCAAATTTGAAGAAAATTTGGAAGAAGAAAAAGTTTCAAGAATGTCTCCAATAGAACAGGAAAGTGGTACAAAAATGAATCGCTCTATTGACTTATTGAAAAAATTAAACCATTATTTGGACAGATAATTTAAAAAACATGGACGAAAAATATTTTGTAGCAAAAGTACAGTACGATTTACCTGATGAAAATACAGGAAAATTAAAGAAAATCCGAGAGGAAAAATTGGTTAAAGGTTACTCTGTAACTGATGTTGAAGCCAAGGTAACATCCCGATACACAGGGTTTCAACATGATTGGAGAATCACAGCAGTCTCCGAGAGTAAAATAGACGAAGTTATTGAAGATTAACAAAAACCCCTCCTAATCGAGGGGTTTTTTATTTATTTAGTGTTTTTGATGGTCATAAATAGAATTTTTTTACATATGGATATATTTATATGTTAAATTATTCAATAATAATATGACAGAAAAAAAGTCGTTAGTTGAGGAAGCTCTACTCCAAATGAAAAATTTGGAACAAGTAGTCGCCGAAAATGCAAAAGGAATACTTGCTTCTACAATGAAGGAAGAAATCTCAGAACTAGTAAAAGAGTCTTTGAAAAATGAGGCTGAAAAAGAAACCAAAGAAGTTGAAATGGATGAACAATCAGAAGATGATGTTGACATGGAAATGGATTTGGATTTAGATGATGAAGAAATGGATGATGAAGAAATGGATGATGTTGAAATGGACTTTGAAATGGATTCTGACGATGATGAATCGGAAGATGAACTTGATATGGACTTTGATATGGACTCTGATGATACACTACCAATTGATTTGACAATGGCTTCAGATGATGAAATCTTAAAGGTTTTCAAATCTATGAGTGATGAAGATGGTATCATTATTAAACAAGATGGTGATAACATTACTTTAGAAGATGAAAATGAAGATGTTGAATACATCATTCAAACTGAAAGTGACATGGAAGAAGAAACTATGGAAATGGAAATGGACGAAGAAGAATTGTCTGATGAAGACTTAGATTCTATGATGGCTGACATTTTTGGTGAAGAAATGGAAATGGATGAAGAAGATATGGATGAAGTTATGTATGAAATGGACATGGATGAAGAAGATGAAATGGATGAAGTTGTGTACGAAATAGAAATGGATGAAGAAGACATGGATGACATGGACGATTCTGATGAAAGTATGTCTGAAGGTAAAATGACCGTTAAACCTGTTATGGGTAAATTAACAAAATCTTCTTTAACAAACAAAGCTAAAAAAATGGAAACAAAAGAAGGTTCTATGATGAGTAAACCCGTTGTAGGTAAAGGTGTTAAAACTGGCAGTGCAAAATTTGAATATAAAGAGGGTAAAAAAATGGAGGCTAAAGAAGCTTCTATGACCGTTAAACCTAAAGGTGTCGGTATGAATTTGAAACCTAAGAAATTTGAATACACTGAAGCAGAAATGGAAGAAAAGTATGGTTCTAAAAAACACGAATACAAACGTAAGGATGTAAAAGGTGTTGAAAAGAAAGCTGGTGAAAAAGATGGTCATTACAAGGATTACGAAAAAGAAGAAACTAAAGAAGCTGCAAGAACTTATGGTATGGGTTCTAAAGAAGGTAGAGGTTTAAGAAAAGGTATCACCAATAACAGAAACTATACTTATGGTAAAAATGGTGTTAATGAAGAAATTCAAACTTTGAGAGAAAAGAATGAAGAATATAGAAAAGCTCTTAATATTTTCAGAGAGAAATTAAATGAAGTTGCTGTTTTCAATTCAAATTTAGCTTACGCTACAAGATTGTTCACTGAACATACAACAACTAAACAAGAAAAAATTAATATCTTGAGAAGATTTGATGATGTTGAATCATTAAAAGAGTCTAAATCTTTGTATTCATCTATCAAAAATGAATTAAACACTACTAACAGTACTCAAAGTGTTGTAACAGAATCTATTGAAAGAATTGGAAAATCTCCAGCGTCAGGTTCTTCACAAAACTTAATTGAGTCAAAAACGTATGAAAATCCACAATTCTTAAGAATGAAGGATATTATGCAAAAAATACAAAAATAAAAAATAAATAAAACTTAAAAACAAAAAAATACTAAAATGGGTGCATTATTAGAAAGCGGTCTTGTTGGTAACATTGGTTTGAAACACCTTAAAGTTATCAAAGAAGACACAATTAACAAATGGGATAAACTTGGCTTTTTAGAAGGTCTTAAAGGTCACATGAAAGAAAACGTGGCTCAGTTGTATGAAAACCAAGCTTCACACTTAATCAACGAAGCTTCTTCAACTTCTGATTCAGGTTCTTTTGAAACGGTTGTATTCCCAATCGTGAGAAGAGTATTCTCTAAATTATTAGCTAACGACATCGTGTCTGTACAAGCAATGAACTTACCAATCGGTAAATTGTTCTACTTTGTACCTAAAATTCAAGGTTATTCTGGTGGTACTTCAGCAGATGGTTTGTTTGGACAATCAGGTACACACTACGCTCCTGTAGGTTCTCCTGGAAACTATCCTGGTAATCCAGATGCTGGTTATACTTCAGGTGATGGTTCTTACAATCCTATTTACAATAAGGATTTGTATGACTTATTCTACGAAGGTAACGAAGCTGGATTAAATCCTCCTGGTTTATTTGACTATTCAAAAGGTCAGTGGACAGCAGTTACAGCTTCAACTGTAACTTACGCTTGGTCTAATGCTGGATATCTATTACCTGCAAGCTACTCTACTGATAACTACAGAAAAGTTATTATTGTTATGAGTGGATTCTCTAACGCTGGTGCTGGTCAATTGATTGGACCTAATGGTAATACTATGGATACTGAAGAATTCTTATCAGGATTGAACATCTTAGGTGTGTCTGGTAACGTTTATACATCAGCAAACACAACTAACCCTTACTTATTCAGAGTTGTAACTCAAAGATATGGTAAAGGTATTGTACAATACGGAAGTCAGGTAAACACTACTTGGCCAACTGGTAATAACTCAGGTGGTTCTTACTACAATGTTTGTGACGCTAATGGATTTATTTTCTTAGAAGTTGATTTACAAGCTCCGGTTTGTATTACTTGTGGTGATTCATCTATGGATGGTTACACAGGTTCTACATTCTCATCTGATACAAGTACTAACGATGCTTTCTTAGCTATCTACAGAAACTATAAAGAGTTGGAATTTGAAGACCAAATTGGTGAAGTTTCTTTTGACCTTGAGTCAGTAACAGTTTCTGTTACAGAAAGAAAATTAAGAGCACAATGGTCACCTGAATTAGCTCAAGACGTTGCGGCATTCCACAACATTGATGCTGAGGCTGAATTGACTGCATTGTTATCTGAGCAAGTTGCTGCAGAGATTGATAGAGAAATCTTGAGAGATTTGAGAAAAGGTGCGGCTTGGAACTTGAGATGGGATTACAACGGTTGGAAGAGACTATCTTCTGCTGGTACTACTCCTTACACTCAAAAAGACTGGAACCAAACTTTGATTACAGCAATTAACCAATTGTCAGCTCAAATTCACAAATCAACTTTAAGAGGTGGTGCTAACTGGATAGTTGTATCTTCTGAAGTATCTGCTATCTTTGATGACTTGGAATACTTCCACGTATCAAACGCAGCTCCTGAGCAAGACCAATACAACATGGGTATTGAAAGAATCGGTACATTGTCAGGAAGATACCAAGTGTATCGTGACCCTTACTTCCCAGCTAACCAAGTGTTAATCGGACACAAAGGTACTAGCTTGTTGGATACAGGTTACATTTACGCTCCATATGTTCCTTTACAGTTGACTCCAACTATGTATAACCCATTCAACTTCACACCTATCAAGGGTATCATGACAAGATACGCTAAGAAAATGGTTAACAACCGTTTCTATGGTAGAGTAACAGTTGATGGTGTAAGAACATTCAACTTACAAGAATTGAGATAATATATCTTAAAACTTATAAAAAAAGGGAACTTCGGTTCCCTTTTTTGTTTTTACGTGGTATTTATATATAAATAATAATTAAATTATGGCTTGTAAAAAATCAACAATAACAAATACTTCAGGAAGTATTATAGTAATATCATACACAAGATGTGATGATAATTTTGTGGTGAATAATTATGAAATTCAATTAGGAGAAACCGTAAACATTTGGTATGTTGATGGTACTTTTAGAACGGCATTTGCTAATGTTACATTAACAAATACAGTAGATTGGCCTCAATAATATTTATTTAATACAACAAATTGATGGCTTGTAAAAGAAGTAAAATAACTAATAATTTTAATAAAATTAGTGTAATATCATACACAAGATGTGGTGATAATTTTATAGTTAATAACTATGAAATCCAAGACAATGAAACCGTCAATGTTTGGTATGTTGATGGTACATTAAAAACTGCTTTTACAAACCAAACAATAACCGAGACAATTGATTGGCCACCAGTTACTCAAACTCCAAGTTCTTCGTCAACAACACCAACACCGACACCAAGTGTTACTGCAACTCAAACACAAACTCCAACAAACCCTATTACGGACACTCCAACACCTACGCCAACGGTAACTCCAACAAATACTCCAACTAATTCAGGAACTCCGACACCAACGGTAACTGAAACACCAACAAATACGCCAACAGGAACAATTGGTGCAACACCTACTGAAACAGAAACTCCAACTCCAACACCAACGGTAACTGAAACTCCTACGGAAACACCAACTAATACTCCAACTAATTCAGAAACTCCAACACCAACGGTGACTGAAACTCCTACGGAAACACCAACAAATACGCCAACAGGAACAATTGGTGCAACACCTACTGAAACAGAAACTCCAACTCCAACACCAACGGTAACTGAAACTCCTACGGAAACACCAACTAATACACCTACGGAAACACCAACTAATACACCAACGGTAACTGAAACTCCTACGGAAACACCAACTAATACACCAACGGTAACTGAAACTCCTACGGAAACTCCAACTAACACTCCTACGGAAACTCCAACTAATACACCAACGGTAACTGAAACTCCTACGGAAACTCCAACTAATACACCAACGGTAACTGAAACTCCTACGGAAACTCCAACTAACACTCCTACGGAAACTCCAACTAACACTCCTACGGAAACTAACACTCCAACTGAAACTCCAACTAATACTCCAACGGTAACTGAAACTCCTACGGAAACACCAACTAACACTCCAACTGAAACTCCAACTAATACACCAACGGTAACTGAAACTCCTACGGAAACTCCAACTAACACTCCAACTGAAACTCCAACGGTAACACCAACACCATCACCAGTTTGGTTATTTACAATTCAAAACTCTAACACAACAAGAAGTGTTACAAGTGTCACATTCAATGGAGCACTACAAACTCTTGACCAAGGTAATTACCCTGTATTAAACGCTAATGGATTGGCATCTTCACATGGTACAGTATCAGGTTCTGGTGGTGATACTATGGTAATCAATTTTGGTGGAACAGGATTTAACGGACCTAACAGTAAGATATTGAAGAACGGAGTTGACACAGGACAACCATTTTTTGGTTTCGCAGGAGCATCATTCAGTTGTGCAGGACTTGCAATATTGGCTGGTGATAAAATTGATATTATCATAGATTAAAATACTTACTAATGTCAAATTTTAATTGGTTAGGGTAATACATACATTGAAAAGACCCCAACAATAACACCAACACCTACTATGACACCATCATAAATTTAAGAATTTAAAATTCTTAATGACTTTGAAACCGCTTCGGTTTCTTCCATCGTAAATACACCTCTAACGTGACAAGCAATTAGTGCTTGTTTTATACAATACATTGCTTGTTCTTCATTCATACCATCAATAAATGAATTTAATTTTTCATTTGACGTATAATGTATTGTATCAAAAAGAGAACCAATAATTTCTTGTGTTTTTTTTGATATTTCTTCAGTATTTTTAGTATTTTCCATATGGTTTTATATTTATGTTAAGTATCGTAATTTTTTTCACAAAAACAACATGGAACAACAATTAAATGAAGATTTGGCAGTATGGTTTGGTAAAAAAAAGAAACCAAAAGGAAGTAGTCAGCCCAAAGGGCCGTGGGTTAATATCTGTAGAAAAGATAAAGATGGAAAACATCCACCTTGTGGCCGTTCAAACACCGATAAAGGTGCATATCCAAAATGTAGAGCTGCAGGTGTTGCGGGTAAAATGAGTGATTCCGCAAAACAAAATGCTTGTAGACAAAAAAGAGAAGCTGAAAAAAAAGATACACAATCAGGTAAAGGTCAAAAACCAGTAATGACCTCTTATAAACCCAAAAAGAAAAATACTAATGAAGGCATGAGACAATTTATTAAGTCCATCCTCAACGAACAGGTCAGAAAAAACAAAATGATAGACCTTGGAGAAATGGTTGAATCGCAATACGTTAATGATTTAAAAGAAGCACGTAAAATTGCACAACAACATTTAAATGAAAACCCAAGATATTATTGTGTTTTACACAGAATTGGTTTAATTGATGAAGGACAAACTGAAAAAATCGCTAAAGAAGTTTGTCCGTCAAACTAATGTTTGTAATATATTCTTAAGAGAGTGTTTAATATTGGAAGTAATCTCTTCTTCCATTTTTAATCTTTGATTTTCTAACACTTCATTAAAATGATTCGTTATTTCAAGTTTTGATTTGTCTTGAATTACAACTGTATATGAATATTTGTGGTTAATTACATTAACCGTATTACCTTCTATTGTAATAAAAATAGAATTTTCAGGATTATGTATATATTTTTTATTTGAAAGTGGTGTCATCAATAATTGACTATCTGGTTTATCAATTAGTTTTTTACAAATTGATAAACAATCTAATTCATATTTTGACCTTTGACCACGTTCGTAGTCCATTTTTCTAGCGGAATCAATATACATTCGTTGAATCCATCGTTTGAATATGTGTTTGTATTCTTTCATTTTATTATGGATTCAAAGATAATAATTTTTTTTGAATTAACAATAGGAACCAGAACAACGTTTTTTACCATCTAAACCTGGCATCCTTCCTTTACATACTTGAACGGCATAACCATTGGCATAAGCTGAAGGATAAACATCAAATTTTGATTTGGCGGCAGCTTTACCACGAACACATAATTTGGTTCCTGTTTTTTTCTTACCTTCCATTACCGAAACAGGTTCAACGTCAATTGTTTCTTGTTCACCCCCATTTATTTCATTCATTAAGAAATCAAAAACTTGGTCCATATTATTTTTTGCTTCAGATATATGGTCTTGAGCCCAATCATGACCATTGTCAAGAATGTTTTCAATTTGTGATTTATCTAAGTCTAACAACATTTCACATTGTCTTTTCATTTGTTCTAAATTGGAAAAGAACATATATCTTTCACTTTTTTGTTCTTGTAATACTTTTATTACAAGTTTTTGAATCATTGATTCGTTAAGTTTAACTATTTTTCTCATTTTTTGTTTACGATTTGGAACATTAATTCTTTTTGATAAGTATCTCTTTCTCCGCTAGTATTCACTCTAATATCAACATAATATTGATTTGGTATTTTATCTCTTGTATCAAACATAAAGTAGTATTCATTTGGTGTTCTATTTATTGGTGTCCAATCTTGAACTTGTACTTCAGTATTACCTTCTCTGACATATACTCTATAAAACGCTTCAATACTATTTAAAACAACCTGACTTGTGTAGGCTTGTTTGATAGTAACCATAACTTTACGAATATCGGTATTAAGAATTTTTTCGTTTTGTTTAATACCGCTAAAATCAAAACCATAAAGTATTGGGTCTTTTGATTGAATTCCAATTTGATAAGCCGATGATGATGGTAACAAAACAAAATCGTTTTCAATGTCTGACAAAGTATTACCATCAATAATAATGTTTGACCATTTGTCGGTAAATTGACATGGTGTGTAATATCCTGTTAATGGTGGTACCACAACTTCATATACACCTTTAGTACGAAGACATGTTGTTAATCCAATAAAACCTGGAATAGTTTCACCATCAGGATTTAAAATGTCAACAGTAGGGTCTTCATCTAAATTTACAAAGTCACCATTTTGATAAACATACAAATACAACCTATTTGTTTTGTTTTGGGCAAATGTGTTTCTATCATCCTTAATAATATCATCGTAGGTGGTCTGTAAGAAGGGCTGGTAGAACGTTTGGGTGTGGTTGGTAAAGAACCCCACAGAATAAGTTTCAGTCAATCCTGAGATGTTTTCTACCTCAGGAACATACGCAATACCCCAACCTGTTACACCTGTAATGGTTCCGTTTAAAATACCATTTATTTCATCCGTCATATCAAAGTTAATATCCTCATTTCCAAATTCAAAATGTTGTCTATCAACAATTGTTAATGCCGAATAATTTAAACCGGTGTTACCTGTAACTATCGTGTTTGTGTTATTGTACAAACCTGGATATGACCAATTATTAATTGTTGTTGTTTGGAACCAGTTTGATGGTCTTTCACTAAATGGTACGTTATCTGAAAATTGAGCAACTGCAGGTTGATATGTATAATCAAATCCAACACCTTCATCCCAAAATTGTGGTTCACCTGTTGTTCCCGAATATTTTGGTATTCTGAACAATATTAAATCAAATGATGTTGCTCTACGAGAACCATCACTTGTCGTTGTGTTTAATAAATCAATATCAAAGGCAGATGTATTAGTCATGTTTAGAACATGCGTCATACCTGTTGTACATCCTGTTGAGATTGTGCTTGTGGCAATATCTTCTCTTAAATTTGTTAAATCCAAATCAAAAAGAAATCTGGTAAACCCTCTTGGTGCAAAAGTGGCTAAATCACCCCCAAAATAAAGTTGTGTAATTGGGTTTCTACCCGTATTAACCAAACTATTTAATTGGATTGTGTTGTTCTTATTAAAATATGACCTTAAAATTGACATTATATATTTTACTATATAAATATCAATTAATTCTAATATTTGGATTTAGAATTTTATTTACTGCATTTTGTAGTTCAAACAAAATTTGTGAGGTTTGAGTTCCGTCTGTTGCAACTGGTACAGGTGGTGTTCCTGGTACGGGGTGAACGTGAGCGACTAAGAATCTAACAATTAAATTTAACAAATCTATTAACTCTTCACCTCTAACCATAGATGATGTAAAAGGTAATATTTTATCTACAATATCTTGTTGTGTAATACCATATAAAGTACCTTCTAAATCAACAGGTTTATTTGACTTATGTGATAAAAGATATAGTGTATCAGCACCTGCGGCATAGAATGTTCCATAATTTTCTACAACTTCTTTTGGAACAACATCTTCCAAATTAACTTTAACCGGTTTTCCGACTTCACCCTTTGAACGTACAATTGCGTATTTTGTGGCTTGGACACCTAAACCAGAATTTAACGTTATTGCATTTGCAATTTTTGATGCATTTGTAAAAACAACGGGGTCTAATGTTGTTGAGATACTTTTTAATATTTTCCTTGCGGTGACATTTGGTCTGTAAATAAAAGGAAATTGATTCTCAACAATTGGTCCATTAGGTATTTGACCATTATTAACACCAATAATAAAATCATTGATTAAATTAACGGTTCTTTCAAATGAATAACCAATAAAATTTTGGTAATATTCTAAAGATTTAACGTCTTCTAAATCAGTGTCATAATCAATATTATCTGATAAAGTTTTAACAACAGGTTTTAATGAATATAATCTTATTGAACCTGTAAACGCATTTTGTTGGTTTTCTAAATTTTGAACTTCCCACTCAACCATTTTTTTAATTTGTTGGTTTGCGGTTCCAATTTTAATTAACGTTTGTGGTTTTTTAGACACAATTGTTGAGTCAAAATTTGATACCTGTACAAAGGCTCTATTTGTATTACCTATTGGTAATTTATTTGTGTCAAATCTTTTTGTTTTACCTGCCCTAAGAATAACACTATTTCTTCTTACAATAACATCTGCTGCTCCTCTACCTAATAATGCGTTATCACCAGGTTCAGGAAACACACCATAAGATTTTTCATTTTTATATGAACCATCTTTATTTTTTACAGATAAAGTACTTAAAACTCTATCACCTAATGACGTATATTTGTTGGCTGCTTGAATATTTTCAAACGGTAAACTCATTGGTGTTGAAAACGCCCCTTGAACATAGTATTGGTCTTGAAATGGGTAAAAACTATTTTGATAAATAAGATTAACTCTTTCCCCAACCTCAGGAACTTGGCTTAAAAACATTGGTAACAATGGAAGTTGTACAAATGGGTCTTTTGGTCCCCAAGTGTCTGTCACCGGATTGAAACTATAACCTTCCAATACGGCTCTTGTATTTTGGTCTAATGGGTATGCTCTAATACGACCCAACATTTGTGGGTCTTGGTTATTAATAACCTCGGCAGGAAACATTATTTTCTTTAACGACTTATCCATTGTTTCGTGTATTATATTCTTTTAATACGGTATCGTAAAGAGTTTCAATGTTGTCTAAATGTAATGATAATTCAACAATAAGATTTTTTGTTTCTTCAAAATCTTCATTAAGAAAATCCATAACCTTTGTTAAATCACCATTACCCCTGTTTTTAATATCTGAGATTATTTCATTAACTTCGTCAAACGATATTTTATTTGATGTAATCATAATGGGAGTGCGGTCATTGGTGTTGGTATGGTTAATCCAATTGGTGTTATAACTTGTTGTGGTACTAAAGAAACTGTTTTACCATTTTTAGTTCGTTCATTTTCAGTACCTTTAATTTGAGAAACAATTGATTGTAAAAATAGATTTGGACTTCCATCAGGCATTGGTCCTGTTGGGATACCGGCTTTTTGTAATTCTTTAATAACTTCTAACGATGCTCTTGTATCATTAAATCCTGTTCTAAATACCGATAATGGTAATAAAAATGGTGGTATTTCAATTCTTGTACCTCGTAAAGCAAATTCAATGATATTAATAATATCACCAATTACATCTTTACATTTTCTATAATCAGTGACTAATCTTGTTACCAATATTGCTCCTTCCACTAATTGAAAGATAACGGAATATTGTTTGTTTACTTGGGAGTTTTTTAAATCATTAACAATTGTTCGTAAAAGTTTTCTAATATCTCTTATTAATAAATCACGTAAAATTTTAACAAATCGTGCCCCAATTTCGGACATAACATTTATGTTTAATTTACTAAATGTTTTTAAGAAAGTTTGTAAATCATAAACTTCATTTACAACCGAACCAACTCTACCTAAAGCAACTCCTTCAATAGCTTTAAACATTACCATAAATGGTAGTAAAACTTTTGGTGAAAGAACGGCAGCATATAATGCTCTTGGTATTGCTTTAATAATACTTTCATCAACGGCAAATTGAATTTCAGGACCTTGTGGCCATTGTGGATTTTTGGTTACAGACTCAATTGATTTATTAAATATTGCCGTATTTGCCGCAGAGTTTTCATCATCAATTTCTAATATACCACTGAAGGTATTAAATAAAGCTTCAGTATCTATTGGTAATTTTACCGTAGTACAATCAGGGTATTCAACAACACCTCGTTGTATGTTAGATAAATCACTTTCAATAATTCTTAAATCAACATCTGTTAATTCAAAAAATGATTCATCAACACCGTCTAAAGGTGCGACCTTGGCAATACCACTGACATCTATTTCTGACCTATCGTCAAAACATAAACCTAAAATTCTTGTCAACATTCTTTGAAAGAATAATTCATTTTCAGTTTCCGCCGAACCAGTTTTTAATTGTATTGACATTGCTCCAAATAAGACTTGGAATACTCGAAGATATATATTTTTATCGTCAACAATTTTAATCGTGTCAAAATAATCGTTAATAAATTCACTAACCAAATTTTTATTATCAGCCCTATTAGGTAATTTAACTTGTAAAAAACTTCCTTGATTACCGTTATCATCAGTTGTTACATAGGTAACATCAAATAGACTTTGTTGTGATAAACCAATATAATCTTGACCATTCATAGCGTCATAAGAAACACCTTCGTTTTGTATTACTCTGTACAATTCACGATTCATTGAAAATGGGGTTTTTTGTATTTGAACAGGTTTTGTTTCATACATTAATGTACCCATTGGCGTTGTTGGTGGTTCTTTTAATAATCCAAATAAATCAACACTTTCTACTGGTATAAAAATACCACCGGCAGAAAAAGTTGAAACATCATAAGTTTGTTCTTGAGAACAACCCAATTGTTTTAACATTCCTTTTTTTAAAATGTCAGGTAGTTCAGACTTAACTTGATTTAACGCTTGTGTAAAATTATTTTTTACCAAAGAAACAACTGAATTGGCACTTTTACCCGAAAGTCTATTGTCGGGTAATAATTGATTAAGATTTAATAACTTATCTAATTGTGTTTCAGTTTGTCTTTGATATCTTTTTTTGTTTTCTTGTAGTTGTGTTAAAGGACTTGCAGTTTGTTCTGCGGCCTTTTCTTGTGATGACTGTTGTTGAGATACAATTTGTTTGCTATCCGCAGATATTTGGTTATACGATTGTACAGCCTTTAATGAGTTTTCAGCATTATCATAAGCGGCATTTAAATCAACAATTGTTGCCATAATTATTTAAACTTATATGAATTGTCATTTGACATTCCATCAATATCTTTTTGAATTAAAGATTGTAACATATCATCATCAATATCACCTAATGATAGGTCATCTTCAGTCTTATTAGATTTTTCCCAAATGGTTGATTGTAGTTTAGCCAATGTTAATTTTTTTTCTACAACATCATTAATAATCTTTTGTTGTTTTTCCAAAACAGGACCAATTACAGTCATATCTTCGGGGTCTTTTAACATGGCTAACATTTTATTTTGAACTCTAATAGCCGTAGACCTCTGTTCTACAAGCTCATTGTAGATTTCTTGCAATAACGCAAGAACAGAATCTTTAGATAAATTTATTTCCTTTTTTTTTGGTCTTGACATAATGATAAATATTATTTTTAGTGTTTTTTTATTCAATTATGTTATTTAACACAACATAATATAACTTTTTAAATCGTTTCATTGCGGTTCTAATTTCTTTTGTTGAAAGATTTGTCATTTCACGAATTGAAAGTAAAATAATATTTTTGTTAAATTTATTGTTATCAGTACCTAAAAAAATTGTTTTATAATTTTCAAATAATTCTAACAAAGCAATTCCTAATTTTTTTTCATTGTCAGTTAAAGGTTCATTTTCAACATAATTTCTTAATTCATTTAAAAACCCTTGTATAACATCATCGGCTTCTGTTTTTTCAAGTTCCATATAATATACCATATCAGGTCTTTGTTCTAAACTTGAAGAAATGTCTTCATATGAAATTTTTCTATTTGTATCTTTTTGGTCTTTAATGATTTGACCCATTAAATAATTTTTACAAATAGTACCAAAATAAGAATAAGCCTTTTTTTCTTTTGATGGTTTAAACTTATCAACTTTTGTCATCAAAAATGAATGAGTGTCGGTATGAATATCTGTAAAGTCCATATCTTTACGATATAATTTATACCTTCGGATAATTGATGATATCATTTTATCTAAAGGACCCCTTAGAAACTCATTATAAATTGCGTTTTTTTCTTCAAAAGTTTCTGCGGTAAGATATCTCCTTACCGCAGCCTCTTCTGCCACGTCAAAATAGTTAACGTTAGTTGTTTTTCTACCTCGTTTTTTGACTGTGGTATCCGTCAATGTTTCGGAAGAAAACATTAAGCATTTTGAACTTCGTATTTTATATTTCTATCGTCTTTAAAGAAATACTCTTTTTTCGCATTTGAAATCCAAAATTTAACTTCGTTTTCTGTCATAATTTCATCACCATTTTTGTAGTTCCAAAAAATAGAACCATCTCTCATACTGGTATGTTTGTATCCAAGTTTTGGTATTGTCATGATTTTTACTGAGTTGTAAGTCATTCTTAATAAGAACTCATAAACAAACGTCAATTTAATTGATGGTTTAAATCCACCAAAATCAACAAACTTTTCTTTTTTTATTACCATACCTGCGGTTTGAAAATTTTGGTAATCCAACAAAGTTTCATTGTTTAAATAACCCATTTCTTGTGTAAAGTTTGCCGCAAATGTTGCTTCGTTTGTAAATCCTGCAAATGTACCTTTGTTATCAACATCAACAACAATTGGTAAAAACGCATCAACATCAGGGTAAATTTCAGAATATTTTAAAACATTATCAAACCAAATATTTGAATACTCATCATCAAATTCAAAAAACGATATCCACTGACTTTCAGATTGCTCAACACCAAATGAAATTTGTTTTTGAAAAGACGGTTCACCGACATACTCAATAAGTTTTACATTTAGACTTTCAAAGTCATAATTTTTTAATTTAGTAACTAATTGTTCTTCTTGAGTATGAACAATAATTAATTCATTAAATGTGGTTTTTTGAATTTTTAATGATTTAATGGCACTTTCAAAGTATTCATCAAAATCTTTTGCCAATGCTGATTTGATAGGTAGTATTATTGATAAATTAAGTTTCTTTTCCATAATTATACAGTTTCTTGTGTTACTTGGGCTTCAAAGGCCTCTTTACGTTTATTAATGAAGGATTCAAATGTGTCAATAACTGACGTTTTAAAATTTTCTTGGTTTGTGAATTTTTCTGCGGTATTAAATCCTTCGGTGTACAAATCTTCTAAGACGTTATCCTCTAACCATGTTTGAACAACATCGGCAATAACATCAACCATTTGATTTTGATTTTCAATCCAAATACCATTTTTTTCTGACATCCAACTTGGTTTTAGATTTGGTACTTTACCAACAACTGGTACACCACTTTTCATACATTCTAAAGGAAATGTTCCAAATCCTGATGTTGGGTCAATCCAAACACCTAATAAACAATCTTGTAATCCTTTAGCAAAATCATCTTGAGATAAACCTCTTAAATCTTTAAACGTAAAGAATCTATATTGTGGGTATTTCAAATAAAATTGTTTGATAATGTTAAGTCCTTCTCTTTGTTCACGAGCTGAAACACCAATTAATGTTTTGGCAGGAAATTTAGAAGGTTCAAAATTTGTGTGTAATGTTGGTTCTATAATATCAACAGATACATGTCTCATTAATGAGGTAATATAATCTTTTTGTTCTTCAGATGTTGTAATACACTTAAAGAAACCATATTGTTCCCAAGTACCACCAGGTGCCAACGTTTCCAAAATATGGTCATACGCTTGACACAAAACAATCTTACCACAAGGTAGATTTTTAACTTGTTCCATAATAAAACCAAAAATTTCTGGAATAACTAAAACATCTTCAGGTGCAATTGCTAAATTCTGACCCTCCAAAGTTTGATGTTGTAATTCATCATAAGAACCTTTTAACCAAGATGTAACTGGTGTGTATTCTTTTTTTTCATACAACATAATAACATTATGTCCATTTTCTTTTAAAGTTAACGCCATTTCGTAAATGTATCGTATTGAGGCTTTGGCGTTTCCTTTTGTGTCCTGAACAAAAAAATAAATTCTGTTTAATTTCTCGTCAATGTTTTTAATTGACACTTTGATTTTTTCAATCATTTCGTTTTCCATATACTTATTACTTAAAATTTTTCAATTAATTTATTTACCAACATTGTGTTCCACGCAATTTTAAAAGGTATTGTAAGTTGTGATGAAACTTTATTAGCCAGTTTTTCATCAATGTCTTCATTTTCACTTAAAATTACTTCTGTTAATGTTTTAATCATTTCATATTTAACAATAGAAATGTGTTGTTCAGGTTCTGTAGACGCTGATACTGGTGTAGATTGAATATTAACATATTTGTCAATATTATCTAAATTTATGTAGTAGTTTTCACCAAAAAGTGTTATCATATTTCTATTAAGGTTTCAATTTTTTTATCCAAATCTTTTAATGTGGTAATAGTGTGTTCACACTCCGTTGTTAAATTATAGGATGTTTCGTATTTTATTAAAGTTTTGTTTTCAGTTTGTATTAATAAATCAGGATTTGATGTTAATAGAATATCAAATTCGTCCCATATTTCATTTTTTGTTAGCTGATTATAAAATAATACTTTTTCAATCTCACAACCAAATTTTGATATAAAAAATAAAGTTGCTGGTTTTGTTTTTCCAATTTGTTTTGAAATTAATAAAAACTTTACATTATCTTTGTATTTTACAATTAAATCATTTAAATCATAAAAGGTAGACATTTCACTTGATGGTGAATGACCAAATATTTCCATTGCAAATTCTTCATACATAAAAGACAAATACTCTTCATCTGTTTTAAATTTAAAATGGTTTGAATATTCGGGCGTATTATAGGGTGTGACAATTTCATATTTAAAATCATCATCAACTAGTTCTAATTCATCAATAAAATATTTTTGATAAATCTGTTCTATCTTGGTAAAAGTGTCTCTTAATACACCATCAATGTCTATTGCAATTCTCATTCTTCGTATTTACTTAAAATTTGTGAAATCAATGGGTTTCTAACGATATCTTTATCATTAAATTCAAAAACACCAATATCGTTTACACTTTTAAATTTTTCAATTGCGTCCCATAAACCTGATTGTGTTTTATCTTTATATCTGTCAGTTTGTTCTAAATCACCTGAAATAAAAAACTTACTTTTAAAACCAATTCTTGTTAATAAAAGTTTCATTTGTTTTGGGGTACTATTTTGAGATTCTTCAAAAATTAAAATTGAATTGTCAATGTTCATACCTCTCATATATGCCAAAGCAAATACTTCGATTGCTTCAATATTTTTTAAATGTTCTCTTTTATCTTTACCTATAATTTTATTTAATAGATAGTAAGATGGAAAAATATACGGGTCTAATTTTTCCTCAACATTACCTGGTAAAGCTCCAAGTTTTTCTTCAGCTTCAACCGCAGGTCTAACAATAATAATTTTTTCATACGGAGTTGTTGGGTCTGCAAGTAAATCCACAGCCGCTTTCATCGCAATGTAACTCTTACCAACACCAGCCGGACCTGAACATATGACTATTTGATTTTTTTGTAATAAATCATAATATAATCTTTGATTTTCGGTTAAAAATTTTTCTTTTGTTGGTCTTGAAATTATAGATGTGATAATTTCTTTTTTAGATTTAGACGTAAATTTTGTATCTCCACTAAAAATAGTTGGTTTTGTAGAAACAGTTGGTTTCTTTCTTGGTTTTTTTTCCATTAATTATAATTTATGAAAATTAATGATAAAAGAAACATTAAAAATTAACGTATACTCCTTTAGGCGATGTACCTTGTTTAAAGAATTTTACTTTTTCACCAAAATCAAAAATTAATTCTTTAACTACTTTCATGTTTTTTATAAATTCATCACTTTCAATAATGTAGACAGTGTAACCTTCTTTTAAAAAGTCTGACACCAATTCAGATTTTGGTGATTCTGTAATATCAATAGACATGTCTTTATATCCAATACCTGTAAACACAAAAGGTATTGTTTTGTCAGGATTTAAATTTATAAAATGTTTTTTAATAAATTGATGATGATTTAAATTAAAATCTTCATTAACAAATGGTAACACAAAATCTAATTTGTTATCATTGGACACTTGACCTAATACTCTATTTTCTGTTGGGACCCAAGGACCACCAACACCAAATCCAAAATTAAAATTATTATTGGATATTGATTTATTATATCCTAAACCTTTAAGTAATAATTTTGTTTCATCTGAAGTTCCACAATTTAACATTAATTCACCTATAAAATTGGCAAAATTAATTTTATTATGGATAAAAGAACTATGGGCTAATTTGTAAATTTCGGCAGACTTACTTGTCATTGAAATGACATTCAAATTTTTATTTTGTTTTGGTTGGAATATGTCTGTAATTGTATTAATTACTTGTAAATCAAGACTACCTATTACCATTGTTTCTAAGTTGATTAGAGATGATAATATGTTGTCAGACTCAACAATTAGAGGGAGGTAACAAACACTCAAATTCATTGGGTTTAATATCTCCATAATTTTTTTAGTGTCACCAGGATTTAATGTGGAACATATGACAAATGTTTTATTATATAATGGAATTTCATCTTCAAATGAAATTCCAAAATCTTCAACCACATTCATAACATTTTTTATGTCTAAAAAATTTGATGGTAAAATATTTGTATCAACACAACAAAAAATAACATCTGAGTTTTTTATGACTTCAACGTTATCACCATCAACATCAGAAACATAAATTTCATGTTGTTGTTCGGATAAAAAATTTAATAAATTTAGACCTAAATTACCAACTCCAATTATACCAATATTCATATTTTAATCCATTTATCACAATATAAGTCATTAGTATTTAAATGTGAATTAGAAATACCAAACCATTTAGATGGAATAATTACTTGTTTATTTTCATTATTATTTAACCAAGCTCCCCACCAACTAAATGTTGAATTGGCAATTATATTGTTTTTACACATAGACATTAAATACAAATCCTCATAATCTTGATTACCTGATATAAATGTTTTGTTATTTAAAAAACTAAAATTTTCTTCACACCATTTAATATCGTCAGAAAATATAACATAGTGTTTATCTTCACCAATAAGTTTAATTGCGTCTGTATAATATTCAATTGGTTGAGTTGGGTGATATGTTGGTAACCCTAAATAATCACCTCTTCTAACATGAATTGAACAAGTATCGTCATTTATAATATTTTTATATTTTTCTAATAAACGAGTATTTGTTTCATTATCAATTTCAAAAAGTTCTAACAATTTATTTCTGTAGTTTATAAAATATTTTTCACTTTGAAAATGACCGATTAATTTAATGTTACCCTCAATTTTTGGTATAGGTGTGTAGTGAAACCCACCTTCACCAATATGTTTTAAATTTACTAAATTATCTAAAAATTTTACATTTCTAAAAATATTATCAATGTAAATTGTGTATGGTTTGTGGGGTGATTGTGTGTCTGTTATATCACATATCATTTCTTTTTTATCTCTTAATGACACACTATACGTTGCAGCAATTTGAAACAACATATTTCCCAACCCTCCCATTAATTTAGATGATACTATTTCCATGAATCTAAATAATTTTTGTTATTAACATGATTTATTTCTTTCCAAATGTCTTTATTGTATAATGAACTAATTTGATGTTGGTGTACCCTGTTAGTCACTAAACAATTAGAAAGTATTGTAGGTAAACCATATCTAACATACAGTTGATGGTACATGTCACAATCCATTAACATTGTTAAGTTTTCGTCAAAAAGACAAGGATTATAATTTCTAAATGATAATACAGACGGGGAACTAATTGTATTTACACCTTCTTTAATTCTGTCGTTCCAACGTGGTGTCATTTGGTTTGAGTGAGTTAAACCATCATCATGGGTATGATTACATCCACACACCAACCACATACACTCATTGTTTTCAAATTCCTTTGAAATTAATTCTAGTGCCCTTTTGTCATACAAATAATCGTCTTGAAATATAATTTTGATAATATCTCCATCAGCATTTATAATTGAGTTGTTAGTGTTCGCGGGACCATTACCTAATAAGTTTTTATTTTTAAAATATTTTATTTCAAATTTAGTAGAATATTCGTCACATAATAATTTAATTTTGTCATCTTTACTGTGGTCGGATATTATGACATTAAAATTTTTATATGTTTGAAATAATAAAACCTCAAAGTTATTTTTCAAAAATTCAACTCCTTTACCATATTGTTCCCATGTAGGTATACAAATTGATATTTTCATTTTATTTTTTCTTTAATAGAAAAATACTATTGGAATCAAAATCAGTAAAGTCTTTTAATAAATCATATGTTAAAGTCCCAATAATATCGTATTCTTCCGTATTTAATTTTGAGACAATTTCATTTACTGCACCATGTACTTCGGGGCTATATTGAAAATCTAAATAATCGTCAAATGCTATGTATCCACCACTTTTAACCAAACCAATATAATTATAAAAATCGTTTAACACTCCATTTGTAGTGTGGTCTCCATCAATAAATAAAAAATCAACTTCATTAATTTCACTTTTAATTTGGTTAACTATATTAATATCTTGGGAATTACCTTGAAAATATTTAAAGGTACTTAATTCATTTTTAAAATTTGCAACATTTCTTTGTACCACTTCAGGATTAATGGGTTCTCCTAAATCCAAAGTAAAACAATTTGTTGGGTATATATGTGATGCAATTAATGAAATTGAGCCGCCAGCAAATGAACCAATTTCTAAATATGTTATTGGTTTATCACCAAATTCAGTTCTAATATCATATAAAATATGTGTGTGTTTATGGAATGTGGTGCCTTCCATGGTTTCAGAAATTTTATTAAGTTTTATTAATGATTCTTCTGTTATTTTAAATGTATAATTGTTATTTTTGTTCATATCCTTCTTCTAAATGTTTACATGTTATTTTATTAATTAAACAACCCGGTCTGTTGATACTTCTTAAATAATCAGACATTCTTTTCCATAAATCAGCATCACCCGGTAAACCAACGTTACCTTCTTCTTCATAAACATTTCTATGTCTTAAAGGAATCTCCTTAAAATTTATACATACCGATGAATGAATTAAACCTTCTGGTCTTGGGTAAAAGTCACAAATTTCATCAGTAGAATTTACCTCAGGTAAAACTCTACCACCAACATAATGTGATTTTGTACATAACCATAGTGCTCCCGTTCTCTCAATTCCCATTTTAAGACTTGATAGATGATTTGGCTCCCATTCATCATCGTGGTCTAAATGACAAACATAATCATATCCCATCTCCACGGATTTATTTATTCCATAGTTATTTGCGGCGCAACCACCATATTTCCATACTAACCATTTATCCGTGTATTTGTCTCTTTCTGCAGCTACGGGTAAGTTTTCATAGTACATTCTTTCATTGTCATATGATGAACATATTTCCACAAATTCATCATTATTTTCATACCTGTCACCAATAACAAACACTTTAAAATTTTGATAATCTTGTGCAAAAATAGAATTTAATGCTTTTCTTAAATAAGATGGTGTTGAACCATCATTTCTTTGGTAGGTGGTAATTACTATACTAAAATTCATGATTTAGTTAATGGTTTGTAAATGTATGGATTAGGAAACCCTCTTTCGATAAAATTAGTTTCTAACATATTAGTGAATCGGTAATGACAAGACCATCTAATGGTGTCGTTTGTTATATCACCTGACGAGTGTATCAAGAGTGTTGAAAAAATAACAATATCACCCACTTCCATTTCAAATTGTATTGGTTCTCCCTCTATTTTTACGGAGGCAAAACCACCAACCGTGTTATAGGGTTGTGGACCTAATTTGTGAGTCTCAGGCCATATTAAAATTGACCCATTTTCTTTATTTACATCAACTAAAGGAACCCACACAACTAATGAGTCCATACTTGATAACATAGATGACCAATCTTGATGTGGGGGTGTTTTATAATAAACTTCTTCTTTTGCCAATTTAGGGTGATTAAAAAACAATACAGGTCGAGTACAAAGATTTGGTAATTCAATACCCAAATTTTTTATTGTATCAATTAATTTTTCTTCAACAGGAAGTTTGTAAAGTTCAATTAATCCTGTTTGAATTATTTTACCACAGTTAATAAAAATTGATTCGTGTTCATTGAATAATTTTATCATGTTGTCTTTAAATTCACCATCATAACCAAATCTATCAAATTGTATTTGAAAAATTCTTTCGGCCCCTTTTCTTAAATTATCAATATAATCTTTTTCAAAGAAGTTTTTAAGAATTACGTATCCTTTTTCTTTAAGTTGTTGTTGCATAACCTATCCCCGTTTTACCAAAATTATTTCCATTATAAAACATAATCATTTCATCTTTTTTATTAATAATAAATGGATAACATGTCATAATGTTATCCCATTCAGATTCTGTTGTAATATCTAAATCAATCTCATTGTTTTTAACCCAATCAACACCGTTTAACGATGTTGCGGTTTTAATTCGATATGAATGGTCAATGTTGTCTCTATAATTGATTTTGTCTCTAATAGAGTACCACATTTTATATTTACTTTCATTTACAATAACTCTACATGCAGATATACCACCTTCGTTATTTTCTAAAGGAATTGAGACAATTCCTGTCGGAATCCAATCAATACCATTTAACGATGTTGCGTATTTTATATCGTAAGTTGGTTCCATCTTACCATCATGTTCAATCCAGTCCAAACAAGATAGATACCACATTTTCCACACACCATTTTCAATTAATATATTGACAGTGCCAATATAACCAGGTTCATCATGTGAAGTGTGAAAAATAGGTCCTTTAGAATATTTTTTCCATGTTTCTCCATTATCTTCACTAATGGCTAAACCTAAGTTGTTGTGGTACGGCACATCTATTCTCAAAGACCAACCTATATAGTACATGTACTTTTTATTTTTGTGTGTTACAATGTCCGTTGGCATAACTCCTGCCCAATCAAAAGAACCTTTATTACCTAAATTTAAAATAGGGTTAACCGACTCTTTTATTATTTTAGATGGGTTGGATTTATCAACGTCAATATACATTGGGTTACTTTTACCATCAATTCTGGTTGAATAGTAGATTCTATAAAAATCATCATATTCATCAACTACAGGTAATTGAGCGTAATGTTTGTTAAAGATGTTACCTTTCTTTATCCACATATTAGTAAACTTCAATTGATTGTTTATCTTGTTTCTTTGCGGGTGAACCCATATATAATCCATCTGCTTCGGTAGATTTTGTTATAACTGCACCCATTGCTATTAATGAACCCTCCCCAATAGTTAACCCATCTCTAATTGTTGAATTTACACCGAACCAAGCTCTTTCTTTAACATGACAATGACCTGATAACACGACATGTGACGTAAAAAACACGTGGTCTTCAATTTTACTATGATGACCAATATGGTTACCACTCCACATAACAACATTATCGCCAATTTCGGTAAACGGTTGTAATGTATTATCTTCTAAAATAAAACAATTTTCACCTATTTTGTTTCCACATATTGTTGCCTTTGAAGAAATATAAGAAATATAGGTATATCCTTTTTTCTTACCTTCTTCGTAAATTCTTTTTCTGTTGTTATTCATTTTGGTGCCAGTTATTGGTGCAAAAAACAAATATTCACTTGGTGAATATATTTTTTCTAATTTTTCAAAAGGTACTACTGGTAATCCTTTGAATTCCGTAACTGACATATAATCTTCATTTACCGTGAATGCAACTATTTCATAGTTACTATCGTTAGTTAAATACCAATGTGTTAATTCTGCCAAATCATTTATACCAAAAACCACTACTTTATTTGTAAACATATGTTGTGTATTCATATAATCCATACTCATTTCTTATTATAAAATTTCTACTTAAATTATTTTTTAAAAACCAACCCAATTCATCTAATGAAACATGAAATAAATCTTTACGTTCCCAATCAACATGTTTTGACATTAAATTAAAAGCAATTCCTTTATTACATTTATTCCATAATTTTTTAATGACACTTGTAAAAAAATCCATCATTTCTTCTTGTGATAAATCTCTTTTTTCTGTAAATGTCCCATTACACACTATATAGTCAAAATTTGGTATATTTTCATTTTTTAAAATATCTAAACGATAAAAATCATTATTTGGAAATTTTAATTTACAAGTATTATAGAACCCATCATTTATATCTAATCCCGAATATTTTATGTTTTTTATTTTTAAAAATTCAATACGTTGATTTAACGATGCTGTCCCACATCCAAAATCTAATAATGTAATTGGTGTTTTTTCTTTTATCGATTGAATCATAACATCATATCTTTTATATGTGTCTTCCAATTTTGGCCAATCAACACCTAAATGGGTGTCACCGTGTTCTTTAAAACATTTATCATAATGTTCCGCTAATTTTAAATAACTCATATTAATTTATAATTTACAATTTGTTTTTGAATGTGTGATTTGTCATACCTAAATAACAAATCCAATATTGATGAATTTTTGTTATCAAAATCAACATTACCCATTTTTATAAAATTTAACTCAATGTTATCATTTTTAAAATCTTCTTTATTATACAAAGATTGACCACCTATTGCATTTATATATACATTTGAACCAAATTGTTTTGTTATTGATTTTAATCCTTCTTCTTTTTTTAAAGTTGTTAATCCATTTGAAGTGTTTATTATTTTGGTTTGTATATCTAAATAATTACATATTCTTTTTATTAAATTTAAATTAAATTCAGATATTGTTACTTCTCTATTAATGAATTCTGGTAATATTATATCATTCAAAATAATATTATAATTTGATTCTTTTGAATATAAATTTTTTAATGTTTTTAAAAAATTAAAAATGTAATTATTTTCAAAATTTACATATATTTCATTACATTTTTTATTTTGACTAGCTCCCCAAACATTTACATTTATTGGTGTATTATTTTTCAATATATTTCTCGTCATATAACTTCTTTTCATAAATGATACATGGTCTAAATTTACATACGTATTGACACAATGTATAAGTTGAAAATACCCAATATATGGAAAAAAATATGGTTGCATTATCCCAATTTTCATATAAAATTAGTTTCTGTTTTTGAATTTAATTATTGTTGGTAGACTTTAAATTTTGATAAATCCGGATAACGTAATTCTAAATCTTCATTATGTTTTGGTGTGTTGGTTGCGGTATCGTAAAATTGTGAAATTAACAACAAACCTCTCGACGCTAATTCTGGCATCATATAAAAATTCCAACCAATAACCGGATTAATGTCAAAATCATCATTGTGATAACTACATTCATCCCTACCACTAAATCTTGCTTTTTTAAACCATTTATATGCATCTTCATTGTCGGTCAATATTGCACCACCTTTACTTAATTTTAAATGTTTGTATGGTCCTGTGAATGAAACACACATGTGAGTACCAGGAATATACATATTTGAGGTAAACCTAAGTGCACTATCCCAAACATTAGTTGGGTATAATTGGTATGCGCCTTTAATTGTGTCACCATCAACGGGTTTAAATTTAACTTTAGCACCTGCGTGAATTATTTCACACGGAACCGATGGATATGTTCTTGAAGGAATTTCAATTTCCATACCAGAAACTTTTTCATATGTTAATGCTAAAAATAAAGCATTACTTTGATTATCAACGGTAACAACATATTTTGCTCCCGTATACTCAGACAATTTTTTTTCAAAATCTTCAGTTATTTTATGTACTCCTTGTGCCATTATTTGTAATATATATTTTTTTTTTAAAAATCATCTGTATTAAAAAATAAATGTTTTAATTTATTAAAATTATTCATAACAAAAGGACCTAAAAAATTTTGATAGTCAAAAATTGTTTTTTTATTTTTTTCTTCAGAGTCATTTCTGGTTTGTGATTCATAATGGTAGGCCACAGATTTACCGGATAAAAAGTTTTCGTATCCCAACAATATACACCTTAAATTAAGCTCAACATCCTCAAAACACTCTGTATAGTTTTCATTATAACCATTTTGTTTTTCAAATAAACCCTTTTTAATCATTAATAACGCTGCCGTGCTACCAATTACATTTTTTGTGTAAGGAGTGTATGAATAATACGAATGAAGTGCCGCATGAGTAACACCAAATTGTTTATCTTTGTTTAGGTAACACAAAATACCATTATGTTGAATAGTATTATTTTCATAATGCAGTCTAGCTCCTACAGTACCAACTTTATTTTTACTCTTATAAATTGATAACATTTCAAAAACAACATTATTTAAAACTTTAATATCGTTATTAGAAAATAATAAAAATTCAAAGTCCTCAGTAACATAATTTTTTACAACATCATTATTAATTTTTGCAAAATTATAGTAGTCATACTCAATTAAATGAATTTTACATGTAGTTTCATGATTTTTAATAAACTCAAGTGTTAATTGTTTTTCTTCGTCAGTTGACCCAGTATCGGCAATAAACACTTCAAATAAATCAGTGTTGCAATGTTCAATATATGAGTTAATACAATTAAACAATAAATCTAATTTACCTTTTGTTGGTATAATAATGGCGACTTTGCCAGTATTTTTAAGAGGCTTTTCAATTATCTTTTCAAAATAAACACTCTCAGGTTTTAAATCTAATGGTAAGTGTTCACCATATTTTTGTAAAAAAACTTCTTTAGATAAATAAAATTCATCATTTGGTTTACCAATTGATTTATGAGTTATTTCAAATGAAAAAGTAACACCAAGTTTAACACCATCTAAATAATTTGCTAAACAAAATGGGTGGTCGTAAAAATGGTATTTACCAATAGTTTCATCAAACGTATGTTTTATTTTTGTTTTATTAAACGCCATTATCAAACCATCTATAGTTACCACAGGTATTAAAAATGGTACTTTAGCTGAGTATTTATTAATCCACTTATTTTGACCATCAGGGTGATGATAAACGTGACCAACCATTGTAAGAGGAGCTCTCTCCCAATAAACACCTGATTCAGGAAAATAACAAGAACCGGCTTTACCAATAATTCCATAATCAGGATTATTTTCAAAGTCTTTTATTAATTTTTTACCCCAACCTTGTTCTAATTTTACATCATTATGTACACATACCACAATATCATATATTGATTCACCAATACCTCGGTTATAGATTTGTGCCAATGAAAACTCATTATTATTTTGGTATTCTAAAATTTGTGTATTTTTTAAACCAACAGTTGTTTCTAAATGTTTTTTAAATACAGAGTTGTATTTGGCATCTTTGTGTGTGGAATATATAATGGTAATCATTCTATTTTACTTTATTCCAGTACTACCGAATCCATTATCCCCCCTATCTTTACCTAAAATTTCAGAAACTTCAATAGGGTTTATCCATCTACCATTTGCTACAGGACAAACACAAGCTTGAGCAATTTTTTGTCCCTTTTCTACGTAAACGGTATCATGAGTTGAATTATATAGAATAACTTTAACTTCACCATCATATCCTGAGTCAACGGTTCCAGGTGTGTTTAAAACGGTTAATCCTTGTTTTAATGCTAAACCACTTTTTGGTCTAACTTGAATTTCATAACCGTCTTTAATATTAAACTTTAACCCTGTTCCAACCAACATTCTTGACAGTGGTGGAATACCAATACTTTCTGTTGAGTGTAAATCGAACCCTGAGTCTGTGGGGTAATTATATTTTGGTGATACTGCATCGGGATGACATTTTACAAATTTTAAATCCATCTTTGGGTTTTTTTCAGAAAATGTTTTTTCTAATTCTTTAAGATTAACACCACTAATTTCTTCAACACCAATTTCATTGTTCATTTCACCTTGTAGTTGTTTTAATATGTTACTTAGCTCTTCTTGTAACAAGTCCATTTCATCGTTTTCGTTATTCATATTATTGTAATTCTTTTAATTTTTTAATTATGTCAATTAATACCATCACATCTCTTTCACAATATTCTACAATTAAATCAAGTTGATTAAAATCATAATAAGCCTCATGTACTCGGTTACCAGTAACCTCACCTTCTTTTGGTGATTTAACACCCATTGCGGCACACATAAGTTCCAATGATGATAATGCAAAGTTGTTTCCCATTTTCCAAACATCCATGGTATCAATTGCCTTTATTTCCCAAGGCTTGGTATCATAAGATGGGAGTAATGGTGATGGTTTAATACCATTGATAACCATACGTTTATTTAATACAGGAATATCAAAGTTTTTAATGTTATGTCCACACAACCAAAAATCTAATTTAAAAACTTTATTAAGAAGTGCGTTAATACCCAATAAGATTTCTTTCTCATCATCACCTGAAAAAGTTTGTGCGTGTGTTTTTCCATCAGGGCCAACAAAAGCAAAACTTGCACATACTATTTTTGAAAACTCAGGAACAAGTGCCGCTCGGTTTACAAACACTTGTTGTGGGTCCAATCCTTGGTCTTCAGGAAATCTTTTCTGAAACCAATCAAAATAGTTGTGAAATTGTTTTGTAAGTGCTGGATGGTTTTGTTCAAGACCATCATAGTCTTTATACAAACCAACAGTTTCAATGTCAAAAAATAATAATTTAGTTAATGGTACCTGTATCATACAATAGATTTATAAAATTCTGCTCTTGTTTTAGTAACAACATTTAGGTCGTAAGTATCTTTAACGGTTTCATACAACCTTTCACCCAAGTCATAAGCCCAATTTGGGTTATCAATGAGTTTCTTTGCGTATTTAAACCAATCACTATGATTTCTACTTTCATCAACCAACAATGCGTTTCCATCAACAAAGTTACCATTTTGTAATGAATGTTTCAAGTCAATCGTATATGGACCCACGTTGGAAGCAATCAATGCTTTCTTGTAAAAACCAGCTTCAATAACTTTTAATTGTGATTTAACTCGGTTAAAGATGTGGTTTTTAATTGGTGCCAAAGATACATCAAATTTTGCGTAGTTTTTAGCGTAGTTTTGAACGGGTCTTGTCCACACACGGTGATAATATTCATCAGAAAATTTAGAATAATCTTCTTCTTTAAATTTTAATAAGAAATCTTTATAATCAGGACTTATTAATTTTGCGTTATCCGTAAAAATATTTTCGTATTTATACCAAACAGTTTCTTCAGGTTTAATATCTCTTTTAGTTTGTTCTTTTGTTTCAGCATTAATTTCTGTAACAGTTCCTCTAATATCAAAACCACATAAATAAACTTGTACTTTTTCTTTGTATGGTTCCATTCTTTGGAATAATCCATCTAACAACATTAAATCATGTAAGTGTGATGAACCACCTAACCAACCAAATCTTAATTTATCAGATTTAATTGTTGGTTCACAAAACTGAGCTTCTTTTGGATTAATTGCGTTTGGAAATACAAAAACGTTTTTATTGTATTTTCTAATTTCATCGGCAAATAATGTTGTAGTTGTTAACACATAGTCAGCAACTTTAATATTATCAACAATTTTTTCGTGAATTTTGTTAACACGAATTAAATCGTGAATTGGGTGTTCTTTAGTTGGTAGCCAATAATCATCCAAATCCATTACGGTTTTAATACCTTTTGATTTTAAATAATTAACTATGTTTGCGGTGTTTTCGTAATTACCCGCAATTACTCTATGAAAATGTACAATTTGATAATCATCCCATACCGATGGGTCATTGATATTTAAATCAAAAACAATATCAACGTGAAAATCATCAGGATATAAATTTTGTAAAAAAATGTGAGGGTCTACTGAACGGAACTTACCAACACCTGTTCTGTCGGATGGTAATACTAATACTTTTATCTTTGACATATATAAACTTTTTCATAAAAATAGAAAGTTTATATGAAAAATCAAAGTATTATTTCATCTTTTTAATTTTTGTTACAACACCTTCAAATACATGTTGACCAACTCTAAAAGATATTTGTTCTTTAGCTTTTGATGTACTTTCAGCAACCAAACCTTTTTCAGTTAAAACTTCTGTAATAGTGTCTTTAATAATTGATTTTAATACACCATAATCAATCCCTGAGTTATTATACATTTGAGGTTGTGATTGAGATTGTTGTGTATGTTGTTGTGGTTGCGGTATTGTTCCATTAGCATCAGATTTCATTAATCTTGAAGCGGCTTCAATTAAGTCATTTGATAATGTTGGCCCAGCCATTGTATTTGGTTGGTCAATTGGGTGTTCAATCATTAATTTTTTTATTTCGTCAGGTAATTTTGAATTTAAAATTCTATCTTTGACTGGCAATTGAGATTGTGGTTGTGATTGAACTTGTTTTTGTTCTCCCATATATTCTTGTGGAATATTATACATTGCTGGAGGTGCGTTAAATTGTTCTAACATTGGTGTTGATGGAATTCCACCATTATTTCCAGCTCTTGGTGTTTTATTATGAGCATCCATAATTTTTTTAGCCACCACTAATTTTTTCATTAAATCGTTTTCTGAGTTCATATATTATGTTGTTGTGTTATCAAACTTTGCGATTGTGATAACTTGGGTCATACTTTTATCTCCGTTAAAGTTATAGCCAGGTTGTGCCTGAGTAAAGTTTTCACGTGTAGGTTTTAACATACTTATTTTATCAACACGAAATAATCTCCAAGAAGGTAACGGTTGTTCACCTTTATAAGCCGTGTGAGAAGCACCTGTTCTATCCCAACCTCTAAGAACCATATTACCTGCCTTTGAACGACCTAACGCAACTGGTTCAATTTCACGTAATCCTCTTCCACCTGGTTCATCACCTTCATAATAAATTGAGCACACTTGTTTTTGTTCAATTGCTCTTTTAATATCATCAATTGAAGCAGCTTCAGTTATTAAAGATTTTAACGAACCAAGTAATTTCATTATTCTGTGCCTCTTATGTTGTAAGGTTTGTTTGGTTGATAAGCATTAAATTTAATATTCATTTTTCTTTCAAAAACATCTACAGATGTTCCTGCCGTTTGATTGTAAACGTCTAAATAAACACCTGTTCCTCTCCCAATAGAATCACCATCACCTGTGGCATCAGGATTAGTTGATGAATATTCATTACCTTGTTGTACATAATCATTTTTTACAATGTTTTTCTTTCTTTCTATTTCAGCAATAGCTGTTAACCTATTTGCTGGTTGTGAAAAATCTAATGGTAATTGTTCCATAATTTTTATAATAATTTTTTCATAAGATTATTTATCCTTTTTAGGCTTTCAGTTACTTGTAAGTCATATTTGTCAATACTTGTTTTATTAGCATCGTCTTTTGACAAATTTAGATTTACATTTACGTTTGGTGTTTGAACAAATTCTTTTTCCATACCAGTATCCTGTCTAATAGTTTTAGAAGTTGCTAATGATTGTCTTGACCCAGATAATGATGAATTAACAAAATCTCTCATTTTACTTTCACCGTTTAAAATAAATGGTGCGTCTTGAGGTGTTCCCGTGTGATTATCAAAAAAATTTTTAATTCTTTTTAATTCAGGATAAGATATTGTTGTTGCAGTCTGTAATCTTCTATTACGATTATAACCTTCAGTATTTGCATTGGCGTTTTTAACCTTAGCAAAACATATTCTCATATGATTCTGTAAATCTTTTGGAAAATCCCAACTTTTATCGTAAAGTTCTTTATTCATTTTTTAATAACTTTAAAATGTCTGAATTACTCAACCCTTCTTTATCCGCCATTTTTTTAAGGGTTTTTAAATTTTTCATCAATAATTTTGAAGCATTTATTTCTTTATTTTGAACATCGGTATCTTTTGATTTTTTTGTTACCATATCCTCAAGAACTTTTATCATTTTTTCTTTTTGAATTTCTTCCAATCTTTTTCTTGTAAAAGAACCAGGTAATTTTTTCTTATCTAATTTTGGGTCATACCCCATTTCTCTTGCTCTACCTTTTGGGTCTTCAACACCTAATTCTTTAAATGTTTCAATCGCTTCTTTTGCGTCTTCTCCTTCTAATTCAGTTTCTTCAAAACCAAAAGCTCCACGGGCATCAATTTCTCTAACAACACTTTCACCATAGTAAACTCTATATCCACGTAATAATGGATTTGTTGCTTGTCTAGCGGCAAACACAGTTTGGTCCATAGTTTTTGTTGGTGATAATGTAGGGTCATGAATTGGAACTTTTGAATTTGAGAAACTACCATCGTAATCTACAAGTTCTTCAATCTCACCTTTTTCTGTTGAGATTTTATCCATGATTTTTTTTATATCTTTCTTAGAAAATTTTTTCTTTGATTTTGTTAATTTTTCAATAATTAATTTTATTTTATTTTCATTAATTAAAGGTATATTAACAATTTCATCCATTGTTCTTGCTTCTGTAATAGTATCACTAACAGAATAGTAGACATCAATAGAATCTTTTCTTTTCTTTAAGAAAAAATACATGTCATTATTATAATATTCACGACCAAATTCAATCATATTGATTTTTTATACTATAAATACTACAACAAAAGTATTTATGTCATATGGCTTATCAGAACATTAACCAATATGTCTATAAAAAATGGTTTTTATCACCATTTTTAGAAGTTACGGACCTTTCTTTGGCTTCAGATGAACGAGATTATAACGAAGAAGTTATTTTTTCGCCATATATTATTGGAGCATATGATGGTGATGTATTGCCAGTTAAATTTGATATAAATTTTACAGGAAGTAATCAAAATTTTTCATTAACATACGGAAATTATGATTTTGATAACATTTTAGTATCCGAAAATTACTACAACCCAACTGATGTTTTAATAGATTGTTATTCTTCAAAAACAATTTGTGATATTGGATTAACAGGTACTGATAACGGATTGGTTACTGGAATGACAGGTCAATCAATAACTTATACAAATGGTTTGTTACCAACAAATGAAAAATTTGATAGATATAAATTTGATAGGAGATTAAAATTACACCAAGTTACTGGTTACACGTGGACTCCAAACACAAGATTTTCAGGTGTAACGGCAGGAACAGTTTATGATGTGGTATCTTACAGCGCTCAAACTGTTGGAAATTACCAAGAATTGTATGGTGGTTTTTATCAAGGGTTTTATGAGTTATTTGGTTACGATTATAAAATTTTACCTGAAAGATATCCAAAAGGGTGGACGGTAGAAATGACTTTAAAGCCGAGATTGTCCAATGCTTATACTCCAAGTTCAGGACAAACAACATTAAATCAATATTACCCAAATAATGCTGGTATTTTCTTTTATATGGGTACAAGGGCTGAAAATAAATATTGGCACCACGCAGCAGGAACAAATTCAGGCGACCCATCATACTATAGAATCACAACACCACTAACAGGTTTAACAAGTTGTTTTTGTGTTGATTTATATCCTAATTATACAACATCGTCAACTACGGTATTTGATTTAACAACAAGCGGTGAAACATTAACAGTATCTTCAGATTTATCATGGGTTTCAGGTGATACCGCATTAATATATCACGATGATGCACAATATCTTATTGGTACTGTTGTTGGTTACACATCTGAAACAGGGAATTTTCAATTTGTAACAACAAAACGAGTTGGTTTAGGAACTATATATTTTTCAATTGTAACTAATCCGGGTTATTTAGAATATAACGATTCTAATTGTGTGTTAGTATATCCGCCAACAGGAACAACAGATTCACATACTCAAGTAGACCCTTGTTGTTGTCCTGAACCACCAGTTCCAATTCCAGAACATAATCCTGAATATGATTCAATGTCAAACGCAATTGCAATTAAATTCAGTGGTGACCCACATAATCCAAAAATTTGTGTAAGAACTTTAACAATAACAGGTGATTGTATTTTTTCGGGTTCTTGTGAAACATTGGGTCCTGATTCTGTTACTGGATATTCAATTAACAATTACTGTTCAGAAAGAGGAATTTACGATAATTGTAGTGGAACTACATACGATGACCAAGAACACTGGGTTTTGGTTGATGTCGTCTTTGAACGATACACGTGGTTAGATACCTGCGATTTATATTATCGTGGAGGTCTTGGAACAATTACAACATTTCCATATACCGCAAGTACGGCTAATAATTCGGTTTCATTAATATCGCCACCAATCACACATTACGAATTAATCCCAACAATCGAGGAACTTGTTGAATTAAATAATCTTTGGATATTAGAAAAAATATATCGTAGAGGTAGAATAAAGGTTTATATCAACGGTAGAATATTTGATGTATTTGAAGATGTTGAAGAAATTATACCACGTGGTTTATTTGGTCATAAAGAAAATCAAGTCGGAGTACCATTCAATATATCTTGGGGTGGTGGTACACAAGGACTACACGAAAATTTAATTTTTAGTGCGGTACCAACCAATGATATAAATTACTATACTCAAGACCCTGAATTGTTTCCACCAAACATTTTAAGTGGTACAACATTAAGTGGACTCACAACTAATATATTAATTGAACAAAATTTTGCCGGAACTTTTGATGGTGCGATATCAAAGTTTAATATGTATGCAAAACCATTATCGGTTCCTGAAATTCAACACAATGCAAGAATTTTAAGACCAATTTATAATTTTTTAAATCCATATTGTTTAGATTGTGGTGCAAATGTAACACCAACCCCAACACCAACAACAACAGTTACACCAACACCAACCTCAGTTACTCCAACTCCAACACCTACACCATCGGTAACACCAGGTCTTTCACCAACACCAACCCCAACACCGACAAGTACACCATCACCTTATTTTGCATATCTATTTATAGAACCTCAATCAGGTTCAACTCTTATTGGTGAATACATGTACAATTTGGGTTCAACATTCTATGGATTTACAAATAACTCAGCGCCAGACAATGACAACACAAATCCTGACTTATTCAATGATGACATGAATAATTATGTGTCTTTCTCAGGATGGAGTAATGGTTCATTCCCTTCAGTGAGAACTCAAACAGTTCCACAGTCTTCGGGTGGTGTTGATTCATTTGGTAATTCAATATCGGCATATAATTTCACAACACACGAAGTACCAATTAATACAGTTAGTGGTAACTCTTGGTATACGTGGATTATCCCAAATGATGCGATAAATGATGGAATACAACAAAAAATTGCTTATAGTGTAAATGGTAATCCAAACGCATTGACAACATCAATTATGGACAGCTCAATTTATTCTAGTACGTTTACTTATACAGGTACTACAATTCCTGTTGGTACTTATAGAGTTTACACAACATTTGCTGACTTGTCATTCTATATAAATAACAACTTTAATACCGTATATTTTAAAGGTGATACTGTAATTTAAAATTTATCCTTTACCTCATCACAAGTATTATAAAAAAAGGTTTTTAACAATTAATTTTCCTATTAACTTTTCTATTTCTTTAATTAGTTTTATGAAAAACTATTTTAATGAAAATATTTGTTCAAATTGCCTCTTATCGTGACCCACAGTTGGTTCACACAATCAAAAACATGATTGAAAATGCGAAGAAACCAAAAAATTTACGATTTGGTATTGCAAGACAATTTCATCCCAATGATAAATTTGATGACTTGTCAGAGTACGATAAAGATAAAAGATTCAAAATCATTAACATTCCATACGAAGAATCAAAAGGTGTTTGTTGGGCAAGAAACCTAACACAACAACTTTATGATAATGAAGAATATACACTTCAAATTGATTCTCACATGAGGTTTGCTCCAAATTGGGATGATGAGATGATTAAGATGATTAAACAACTCCAAAAGAAAGGTCATGAAAAACCATTACTTACAGGTTATGTTTCGTCATTTGACCCCGACAATGACCCTCAAGGGAGAATGCAAGAGCCATGGAGAATGGCGTTTGACAGATTTATTCCCGAAGGTGCGGTATTCTTCTTACCTGAAACAATTCCAGGTTGGCAGAACTTAACAGAACCTGTCACATCTCGTTTCTATTCGGCTCACTACTGTTTCACTTTGGGACAATTCTCAAAAGAAGTACAACACAACCCTGAATACTATTTTCACGGTGAAGAAATATCAATTGCCGCTCGTGCTTATACTTGGGGTTATGATTTGTTCCACCCACATAAAGTTTTGATTTGGCACGAATATACTCGTAAAGGTAGAACAAAACAATGGGATGACGATAAAGCTTGGGGTGAGAAAAACAAACATTCACATTTTACAAACAGAAAGTTGTTTGGTATGGACGGTGAACAACAAGAAGGACATGATGGTCCTTATGGTTTTGGTCCCGTTAGAACATTAAGAGATTACGAAAAGTACTCTGGTTTGTTGTTTGAAAAACGTGCGGTACAACAATATACTTTGGATAAGAACTACCCACCGAACCCATATAATTTTGAATCTGAAGAAGAGTGGAAGAAAAACTTTGCTCAAGTTTTCAAACATTGTATTGATATTGGATTCTCTCAAGTACCTGAAAAAGATTATGATTTTTGGGTGGTTGCTTTTCACGGAGAAAATGATGAAACACTTTATAGAAAAGATGCTGACATCAATGAGATTAATAGAATGTTAAATGACCCTGATGGATATTGTAAAGTATGGAGAGAGTTCCAAACAGAACATAAACCAAAGTATTGGGTTGTTTGGCCTCACTCAGTATCAAAAGACTGGTGTGAAAGGATTACGGGGAACCTGTAATAATAAAATTAGTTAATGAATATTACTAATATCCCTAAGTTTGTCGTTAATTTAGAAAGACGACCTGACCGATTAGAACATATCCAAAAAGAAATGGATTATATGGGTTGGGAATACGAGTTATTCAAAGCCGTTGATTTAAATAATCATGGTGGTTGTACTTTATCACACACACAAATCATTAAACTTGCCAAAGAACGAGGATATGACTCGGTTATGGTGATTGAAGATGATTGTACTTTTTTACCGTATTCGAAGGATTTGATAAATAAAATTGAAACCGAATCTGATGAGTTTGAATTTGGAATTATTAATCTTGCACCAACCTTAAACCGAGTAGTCAACCGTAGTGAAGAACAACCTTTATTTTTAGATATTACAAATTTACCGCCAAAGAAAGAACATGAAAGAGGTATATTTGCAACTAACATGATAATTTATCATAGTTCAATTTATGATAAAGTTTTGGAAATGGAAAAAAAAGAAAACTTAGGTTATTATGCAATAGATGATTACATTTATCAATTTGTTTTACCAATCAGACAAAGTTATTGTCCAATATTACCAGTTGCCCCTCAAATGAGTAGTTGGTCTGATGTATCTCAAGGACAATACAATAATTTTTATACTCAAACTTATAATTGGAATTTATATAGTCCGTGTAAAATACCTTCAGGATATTTACATGGTACATTAACAAACGAACTTAAAACAAATAAACAACATAAAGAATTTACATATGTCAGTTAAATTTATTACATCAATATATAGCGATTTGTATGGTACTGAATACGGTGGTCGAATTGGTAGAGGAGGTCATTATCGATATAGTTTATTATCGCTTTTAAAAATGACTAATGCTGATTTTTTATGTTATACATCAGATAGAGAGTTACCTTCATTACTCACATTTTTTTATGAAACACATGGTATATCATCAGATAAACTAAAATTTCAAGTGTTTGATATTGCAAATACAAAATTCAAAGATTTAATTAATCAATATAAAGATGTTGAAGTAACTAAAAAATCAGATAGATGTATTGAAGTACAATATAGTAAATTCCATTGGTGGTGGAACGAAGATAAGTCTTATGATTATTATTATTGGATTGACGCTGGATTGTCACATTGCGGATTAATCCCAGTTAAATACTTGGTTGGTACTCACCCCGAACAAAGATATTATGAATCAACTTTATTCAATAATGATTTTTTGAAGAATCTAATTGAAGATACTGGCGATAAATTCTTAATTCTTGGAAAAGAAAATGACCGAAATTATTGGTCAGGCACATTGGACCCTAAATGGTATACTAATTGGGAAAGAGGTGTTCATATTATTGGAGGACTATTTGGTGGTCATAGAGATAATTGGGATAAAATTGTTACACTATTTGAAGATTATACTAAAAATGTTATTACTGAGGATAAAGGTTTACCCCATGAAGAAAATATAATGACATTAATGTACTATAATCATAAAGAATTATTTGAACGTAAACATTTTGATATTTGGTGGTGTAGGGATAATGCACCTGCAGGTGTTTCAGATGAAATGTTTGAACAAAATAAAAGTTTTTTTAAAATTTTAGAAGAATTTAATAGAATATATGAGTAATATAACTTTAGTAACAGGTCTTTGGAATATTAAGAGAGATGAACTTGGTGAAGGTTGGTCTCGTTCATTCCAACATTATTTGGATAAATTTGAACAACTACTTAAGGTTGAAAATCCAATGATTATATTTGGTGATTCTGACTTGGAATCATTTGTTTTTGAAAGACGAAACAAAGATAATACAATGTTTATCTCTCGTAGTCAAGAATGGTTCAAAAACGAATTTTATGACAAAATACAAACAATCAGAACAAATCCTGATTGGTATAATCAAGCAGGTTGGTTACCACAATCAACACAAGCAAGATTAGAAATGTACAATCCTTTGGTAATGTCAAAGGTTTTCTTATTAAATGATGCCAAAATTATGGACCCATTTAATTCTGATATGATGTTTTGGATTGATGCTGGTTTAACAAATACTGTTCATCCAGGTTATTTTACACACGATAAAGTTTTGGAGAAATTACCTAACTATGTTAATAAATTTTCATTTGTTTGTTTCCCATATCAAGCCGAAAACGAGATTCACGGATTTAACTTTAATCAAATTAATGGAATTGTTGGTGAAAAGGTAGAAATGGTTGCACGTGGTGGGTTCTTTGGTGGTCCAAAACACACAATAGGAGACATTAACGGGATTTATTACAATTTGTTATCATCCACATTATCTCGTGGACTTATGGGAACTGAGGAGTCAATATTCTCAATCATGTGTTACAAACACTCCGATTTAATTGATTACTTTGAAATAGAATCTAATGGTTTATTTGGTAAGTTCTTTGAAGATTTGAAAAATGAAACATTAGAAAGAAAAAACAAACAAGGTTTTACACCAATTAATGACGATTTGAATCCTGATAACGCTGCTTTGTATGTAATTACATTTAATAGTCCAAAACAATTTGAAACATTGATTGATTCAATGACTCAATATGACAAAGATTTTTTAGATAAACCAAAAAAGTTTTTATTGAATAACTCATCTGATTTATCAACTACCGAAAGATACTCGGAACTTTGTGAAATATATGGTTTTGAACATATCAAGAAAGATAATTTAGGTATTTGTGGTGGTAGACAATGGGTTGCAGAACATTCTGAAGAAAATGGGTTTGATTTTCATTTTTTCTTCGAGGATGACATGTTCTTTTACCCCCAAAAAGGAGATGTGTGTAGAAACGGATTTAATAGATACGTTTCAAATTTATATAAGAACACATTAGAAATAACAAAAAAGAATCATTTTGATTTTTTAAAGTTTAATTACAGTGAGTTTTATGGTGATAATGGTACCCAATGGTCGTGGTACAATGTTCCACAGAACTTTAGAATAGAACATTGGCCTGAAAAACCAAATTTACCTGTTCACGGTCAAGACCCAAATGCTCCAAGAACAAAATTCAAACATGTAAGAACACACAATGGTATTCCATTCGTATCAGGTGAAATTTATTATTGTAACTGGCCACAAGTTGTTACTCGTCATGGTAACAAGAAAATGTTTTTAGAAACAACTTGGGCACACCCGTTCGAGCAGACATGGATGAGTTTTATTTTTCAAGAAACAATTAAGGGAAAAATCAATCCCGGACTATTACTTATGACCCCAACTGAACATGATAGGTTTGAATTTTATGATGGTTCATTAAGAAAAGAATCTTAATGAGTATTTATAATACATGGGAAGGTTTATTATATCAGAAAATGAAAAAAAGAGGATATTGGGTTTATATCTTGTTGAATCTGAAGAAGAAATCACTTTAGTTGATGGTATTGAAAAAAGAATAGACAAAAATCCTAATCCAAAAGTACAGAGTATACTTCCTCCAGGTTTGTTTAAAAGTTATACAGTTTTATTAAACGGAGAAGAAATAATGGGTGGAAGTCCACAAACCTCAAAAAAATATACCTATGTTGGTTCTAAAGAGGGTGGTTTATTAAACGTAGTTATACCTGACGATTCTGACAAGGCTTATGTAATGAATATTAATATTCCTGAAAACCTAAGAGGAAAGGGTATTGGTGCTAAAATATACCAAGCTGTTGCTAATAAAATTAATCGAACAGTAATTAGCTCAGGAGATAATGAAGCGTTAGGGATGATTGCGTCACAAACACCATCATCACAATCGTTTTGGAGAAAACATAAAAATTTTGAACCCAATTGATATATTCATATCACAAATCTAATATTTTTTTTCCAAATTGCAAACTCTAATTTGGTTCCAACATAATAATTTAATTTATTTTGGTATTTATATGTAATGGATTTTAATATTAAAAAAAATGCGACATTACCACTTTTAAAAATGCAAGTGGTTAGAGATGGTAGAAGTGAATACCAATCTTTTATGGATTCTTTGGGTAATGCCTCAATTTTCTTTTCTATGATAAATGAAACATCTGGTATACCAAAGATTGTTTCAAAACCCGCATATATTACTGAAGTAATTGGTGATGACCCAAACGCATTACCCGAATATTACGTATATTTTAAATTCACCGCTCGTGATACAAATACTATTGGTCGTTATGTTGGACAATTTTTGATTAAATATAATAACGGTCTTTTGGGTGGTATTGAAGGAAATCTTATTTTACCTCTAAGAGATGAGTTATACATCAATGTCCAAGAAAGTTTCATTATAGATAGTCCTTGTTGTTGACGAGGTTAAATTCAATACCTATACTTTAACCAATGAGTAAGACAAACTCCGTATTTTACGGAAGATAATAGGTCACTCGGTTAAAATTTATAGAAATGATATCAAACGAAGAAATTAAAGCGTTCTTGGAAGGTGGCGACCCCGAACAATTCATTGTGTCCATAGAATTTGATTATGTGACAGACGCAATCTACAAAATTAAAGAAGTTCCTGGTCAAGGAAAATCAATTCAAAAAGACCATTTTATACCTTTTGCTTGGGTCGGTGACCTAAAAGGTTTGAATTTTTATCAAGGTTCCAAAGGCTTACAAAAAGAAGCCATGTCAAAACATAAGATTGTTATTGATAAGTTAGAAACCCACGACAATGAAAGATTAGAGAATGGTTTAACCTATATGGTTAAATGTCTTGGTGGATACCGTTCGTTGGTTCAATTTTTCCGTGATGGTGGTATAGACCCTTGGGGTGATAGAGCAAAAGACAAGTTTCTTATGTTACCTCCTGTAGAACAATATCTTATTCAGAAAGAAAAAAGACTATTCAAAGGATACGAAGAATACAATGACATAACCCGATTTGTATTTGACTTAGAAACGACTTCACTTGAACCAAAGGATGGTCGTATATTCATGATTGGAATGAAAACAAACAAAGGGTTCCACGAGGTAATTGAATGTGCCACAGAGGAAACCGAAAAGTTAGGTTTGGTTAGATTCTTTGATGCAATTAACGAACTTAAACCATCTATCATTGGTGGATACAACTCATTTAACTTTGACTGGTTGTGGATTTTTGAACGAGCTAAAGCACTTGGATTGGACATTAAGAAGATAGCTAAGTCACTTAACCCACAACGCACCATATCACAGAAAGAACAAATGTTGAAGCTCGCCAATGAGGTAGAAAAATACCCACAGACATCAATGTGGGGATACAACATCATTGATATCTTACACTCAGTTCGTAGAGCCCAAGCGATTAACTCAAACATCAAGTCGGCGGGTTTGAAATACATAACCCAATACTTAGAAATTCAAGATGAAGACCGTGTATACATTGACCACACAGAAATTGGTCCTATGTATGCTAAAAAGGAAGATTATTGGTTAAATGTTAAAAACGGAAAATACAAAAAGGCTGATAATCCACAATTTGATGACTTAGATACTCGTTTTCCTGGTACATATACCAAGACTACAGGTGATAAAATTGTAGAGCAGTACCTTGACGATGACTTAGATGAAACCCTACGTGTGGATGACGAGTTCAACCAAGGTTCGTTCCTTTTGGCATCGTTGGTTCCCACAACTTATGAGCGTGTAAGTACGATGGGTACGGCAACTTTGTGGAAGATGATTATGTTGGCTTGGTCTTATAAGTACAACTTGGCTATCCCAGCTAAACAAGATAAGACTGACTTTGTTGGTGGATTGTCTCGTTTGATTAAAGTTGGTTATTCTACATCTGTATTGAAATTGGACTTTAGTTCACTTTATCCATCTATTCAGTTGGTTCACAATGTATTCCCCGAGTGTGATGTAACAGGTGCGATGAAAGGATTGTTGGGTTACTTTAGAAGTTCTCGTATTATGTATAAACAATTGGCTGAAGAGTTTGAAAAGAGTGACCCTAAGAAGTCAAAGTCATATGACCGTAAACAGTTACCGATTAAAATCTTTATTAACTCAATGTTTGGAGCGTTGTCAGCACCACAAGTATTTCATTGGGGTGATATGTACATGGGGGAACAAATTACTTGTACGGGTAGACAATACTTGCGTCAGATGATTGGTTTCTTTATGAAACGTGGATACGAACCATTGGTAATGGATACGGATGGTGTGAACTTTTCATCACCATCAGATGTTCACGAACGTAAATACATTGGTCGTGGTTTAAATTGGAAGGTAGTGGAAGGTAAAGAATACGTTGGAGCGGCTGCGGATATTGCCGAATACAATGACATATTCATGAGAGGTGAAATGGCTTTGGATAATGATGGTGTATGGCCGGCATGTATTAACTTGGCTCGTAAGAACTATGCTTTGATGACTGACAAAGGTAAAATCAAATTGGTTGGTAATACAATTAAGTCAAAGAAACTACCAGGTTATATTGAAGAGTTCTTGGATAAAGGAATTAAGATGTTACTTCAAGGTAAGGGTAAAGATTTCATTGAATATTATTACGAATACCTACAGAAGATTTATGATATGAAAGTTCCTTTGGCTAAAATTGCCCAAAGAGCAAGAATTAAACATTCTTTGAGTGATTATAAATTCCGTTGTACTCAAAAAACAAAAGCGGGTTCATTGATGTCACGTCAAGCACATATGGAACTTGCAATTCACCATAACTTAAGTGTGAACTTGGGTGATGTGATTACATACGTAAATAATGGTCAAAGAGCATCTCACGGTGATGTGGTAAAAAAAGGTGATAGTTTGGTTTTGAATTGTTATTTGTTGGACCCTGCGGAATTGGAGGCAAATCCTGATTTAACAGGAAACTATAATGTGGCAAGAGCGATTGCTACTTTTAACAAACGTATCGACCCATTATTAGTAGTATTCAAAGATGAAGTTCGTGAAGCGTTAATTGTAAATGACCCTGAAAAACGTGGAATATTTACAACCGCCCAATGTGAACTAATTAATGGACATCCATTAGGTGAAGGTGACCAAGATGATTTGAATGATGTATTAACAATTTCTGAACAAGAAATGTCTTATTGGGGAAAACGTGGATTGGAACCTTTTTATATCTACGAAAAAGCGGAAGAAGGTTGGGAAAATCAAATAATTGGGTTACCAAATCTTCAAACCATCTGAAGATAAGATATACCAATATTGGTTAATAAAAACAAATTCGACACACGCACCTTTTTCAATTGTGATTTCATCCCACTCTTCATCAATAGAATTAATGTCGGGTATAATTAATACGTTTGTCATTGCTTTTATTTTAACTCTATCCGTTGTTAACGAATTTAATTTTAATATACAATTATCAATACCACGAATAACGATTGAATATTCTCCATTCGTGGTATATTGTGGTTCAGAAACAATGGCTAATTCAGAAGTTCTAATCTGAACACCATTTATGATTTTAATTGCGGGTATAGATTTAATTATTGGCATATTATACAACAGTAATTGGTATTGGCATTGCTCTGTATTTTAATTGTTTGTTTAAATTTTCAGCAATTGAGGCTTCTTTTTCCATTTGTTTTTCAGGACGAAGTCTTTCTAATCTTTCTTTTAATTCTGTGACTAACATTGTTTTTTCATCTTTTGACTCGGTAGCCAAAGATGTGTAGTCCATTTGTAGTTCACTGTCTGGTGTTTTTAAATTACCACTGAATTTACCCCTAACACGAGCTAAGGTCTCTTTACAGTATGCTGTGAACCATCTTCTAACCCATTGTTTTGCGGGGTCATTTAAATCAATCCAGTTCAATTCATCTAATGGAATATCTGAAGGTAATTTTACAATATCAGGGTTATCTTTAAGACATTGGTCTCTATCAGCATCAGTAGTATCATAATACCAATACCAAACACGACCTCTCATCAATTCACTATCACCAAAGTCAAATCTTCCACCAGGTGTGTTATACAACATAACCGCTCTTTTTCCATCAGGAAGTGCCGTTACACGATAACTAACATCAGGTTGGATAATTCTTCTTTTAAGGTTTAAATCTTGTTGTCTTGCTAATACGTCATAAGATGAGAACATGAAATATCCTCCACCGGCACCACCTTGAGCAAATCCACCAGGTCCACCAAGTCCACCATAACCACCAAGACTTTGCATTGACCAAGGGTCAAAGAATAAGTTGTTTTGTTCTGCTGGTGAATACCATAAAAGTTCGTTAATTTCACGACCTGCGGGTATTTCATATATTTGTACGTTTTGTTGTAGTTCAAAATAATCCTTTTTAAGAACCCAAGGACCTGAATTTTGAAGACCAACAATTTTAGAATAAGCGTAAGTGTATTGTGTTTCCCAATCAAGACTTCTTCTAATTAAAGCGTTCGCTACTGATTGGGTATCCAAATTCATACCATACAATGTTGTCCATTGTGATTCAATCAACCAATCATAAAGATATTGTGTATAGTCACCGATGGATAATTCAAGTAACGAATCCATCATTTCAAATTCCAATTCAACAGCCCTCAATGGAGCACCAAGTTGATTTAAAATTCTGTTATACAGTTTGGTTCTTTCTGGTTCAGCAATAACTACCATAGTCTTTTATATATAAATATCAAGTTATTACAATTGATACAACTTGGCATCAATTGGAAAATAATAAACTCCGTCAATAATTTTTGTATTTGAGTTATCAAAGATTATCATATCATCCAAACGTTTCATAAAAATCATCCAATTTGTTTGATATTTTTTAACATTTGCGGTACCATCAACTTTATACATGTCATCACTTCTTGTTATATAACTGAATGGTTTTACTTGTGCAGTTTTTTCAACACCATCAACCATAATCTTAACATCCACACCCGTCATCATGTCTTCTTTGTTTCCAAGTTCACCAATACGAGTTACATTTTCATCACCAAATTGTTTCTTAAGTTTTTCAACAACAGCATCTTCAGTTTTATTACCTTTGTCTGAAGTTACCCCCATCACACTCATAATTGTTTTAAATGTTTCTGACTCTAATGAAAAAACTCTAAACTTAACTTTGTTTAATGTTTTTAACATTCTTGCCATTTCATTGACTTGTTCTCTTTGTGTTTTATCTGAAAATATAATTGGTTCTTCACCTATTTTTGTAAGATATTTGTTTAAATCTTTTTTCAAGACACAAAACGCACTGTAATTTGTATTCAAATAATTGATAACCGACCTACCTTCACCTTCCAAATCATACACACCCGACATTTGTCCTTTAGCATATTCATCTTTGTTGTAAAATCTGTCAGCAAATGTTTCTTTTAAAATTTGCATTATTGCATTTTTGTATAGATTAAGGACATCACGGTTTGTATTGAATAATAATTTTGATGCCATTTTGTCTTGAGTAGAACAAGGTTCACTCTTAACTCCTTCAGTTAAAAATTCTTTTGCGGTTGTAGATTCTTTTACCGTTTTGTCTAACTTTCTTGAAAGTTCAGATTCTACATAATCCCAATTCACAACTTTCCAAAAGTTTTTAATATATTCATCTCTTCTATTTCTATATCTTAGATAATATGCGTGTTCCCAAACATCTAACCCTAAAATTGGAAATCCGCCTTGGTCAACAACATCCATAAGTGGATTGTCTTGGTTGGCGGTTGTCATAATCTTTAATGTTCCTCTTTTTGTGAGAACTAACCAACACCAACCTGAACCAAATCTGTCTTTTGCTTGACCATCAAATTTCTTTTTAAAGTCAGATAAAGATGAAAAACTTTGATTGATTTTTTTGAGTGTTATTGGACCCGGTTTTGTTGTTTTTGGTGTTAACATTTTCCAAAACAATTGGTGGTTGTAAGCACCACCCGCATTATTTCTGATGAACTTGTTGAAACTGTCAATTGTTTTAACAATTTCTTCTAAAGTCATATCCTCATCATCTTTTAATGCTCCATTTAATTTATCAACATAACCTTTGTAGTGTTTGTTGTAATGAACACTCATGGTTTCGGGGTCAATAAATTGTTTTAGTGCTGAATAAGAATAGGGTAATCTTTCTATCTTAATATTTTTGGCTTCTGTGACAACTTTTTGTACTTTTTGTTCTTGTTGTCTTTTAATTTCTTTTTTTTGTAAATCTTCTTCAATTACTTCAATCCTATTTTTAAGATTCTTCATAAGGTCGGCTTTTATTAATGTTTATTGATTATAAATAAGCCGAAGTTTGATTATCGCCTCCAATTATTTATAAGTTCCAAAATTTCTTGAACATAATCACCATTGTCCACCTTATCACCCATCACGGTTTCAAAGATGTCTTTCTTCTTTTTGAGTATGTCATAGATGATTCCTTCAACAGTATTGTCAAAAATTGGATAATAAACTAACACATTATTTTTTTGTCCATAACGGTAACTTCTATCCTCAGCTTGTGAGTGGTCGGATGGTAAAAATGATAAATCATTCATAACAACAGCTTCACCCGCAGTCAATGTGATACCAACACCCGCGGCTTTTATGTTTCCGACAAACACCATAACATCTTCTTCGTTTTGAAAACGGTCAACAGACATTTGTCTTTCTTTTTGTGACATTTGTCCATCAAGTCTAACTGCCTTTTTTCCAAAATGTTCCAATATCATCTCCAAAGTTTTGGTGAAGTTAGTAAAGACAATCACTTTCTTACCTTGTTCCACAATGTTCTCACAGATTTCAATTGTTGACGCAACTTTTTCTTCAGCAATCACCTGTCTTACTTTTGTAAGTTTGGTGAATTGAAGGGTTAAAGAGTCTGACTCTCCATTTTTATCGTACCAATCATAATATTCACCCATTAAGGCTTCGTATTCTTTTGATTTAAGTCTTAAGTAAACGGGTGTGATAATTTTATCAGGTAAATCTAACACATTTTCCTTTAATCTTCTTAAAACTAAAGGTGAGGTTCGGTCTCTTAACTCTTCCAAGTTGGATGCTCCACTAACATTCCAAATTTTTCTTCTTCCTGCTTGGAATTGGAAACCATTACAATACCTTTTAACGTACGCCATCCAATTCTTGGCTACAGGACATTCAATCAAATTTAACAAATTGAAATAATTGATTGGTCTTGAAGTGATTGGTGTACCTGTTAACAACCAAAGTCTATCGACATTGGATACAAAGTCGTTAATCAATTTAGTTCTTTGGGCTTGTTTGTTTTGAATGTAGTGTGCTTCATCAATAATCACCAAATCAAACTTTGTTTTTAATAAAACAGAATCTGATTTCTTTTTTTCATCGTGAAAGTTTTTAATAATGTCATAGTTAATGATGATAAAATCACCATCTTCCCATTTTTTACCCTCAATAATTGATGTTGGTCTATCTGAATAGTTTTCAATCTCACGTTGCCAGTTAATCTTCAAAGATGCTGGACAAATAATCAATACTTTCTTTGCTCCCGTTTCCAAAGCGGCAATAATAGTTGAAGTTGTTTTACCCAAACCCATGTCATCGGCAAGAATAAACTTTTTATTTTCAACCAACGATTTTATGGCTTCTTTTTGATGTTCAAGTGGTGGACGGTGAGAATACTTTTCATAGTCAATCACCACATCCTTAACTTTATTGTCTTTTATCAAAGCAACCTTTGGAATCCAAAAGTCATACACTTGTTCTGATTCAAAGTATTTTCCCCAAATATGGTAGGCAGTATCTTTCTCAACCAAAAGTTTTTCAACATATACTTTTGTTGGAACAGATGAAAGTAATTTATCATTGGCAATTTTTTGTGCAAAGTATGAATCAAGTTCAACCCACTTTTTAGCAACTTTTGGTGCCGTTTCGTGATAATTTATAATGTATTCTGCTTGAGCTCGGGTTGGATAAAACTTTTTATTATCAATTTGTTTTTGTCTTAAACGTATGATGTAATTATTGGCACCCTGATACCTCTCTAACAAATCAAGAGCTTTTCTTTCTAACACAGAGACATTATATGTGTTTTCAGTATTTTCCAATCTAACAAAAGATAATCAATTTCAGTATATTTATCAAGTATGGCACAACAACTCGTTCCAATTACAAGATTAGGTAAATTTTTTGGTGGGGAAGATTTCTCATTAGACATTTCTATGGGTCGTGAATGGCTTGGTGGGGATATGAATTTTACCATTGTACTTTACAAGGTTGATAGAACAAAAACCCTTAATGATGATGTTTATGGTGAGGTACAACAAGACGGAATACAATTTTTAGCTCCCGTATCAATTAATGCTTATGTCAGGATTGAAGAAGCTGGAGCTCAATTTTTGGGTAGTAGTAAAATTATTCAAAATGAACCTGGTTTGTTAAAGTTTTCCGTTTATAAACAAGAACTCGCTGATTTACAAGTTGATATTGAATTGGGTGATTATGTAGGGTATTGGATTACTGAATCACAAGTTAGATATTATTCAATAATGGATGCGGGTATTCCTGATTATGACAATAAACACACTTATGGTGGGTATAAAGGATTTTATTATTCATATACTGCAACACCTGTTAGTGAAAACGAATTTAGGGGTATATAATGGCATTACCAAGAAAACGAAAGGAAATTATTCCGACAATCAATCTTAAGCCCGAAAAAATTCTTTTGGCTCGTAGAGAACAATTGCTTGAAGATATTAAGTATGATGGAACTTATTTGCCAAAGTCGTTAATGCACCCCGAGTTAGATAGGGGATTTTTAGATTTTGTTAAAGAAGATTTACAAACAACGGTTGCTGGTAGTATAATACCAATGATTGATTTAATTATTACCACACAAAACTGGGCTCAATTTACAGAAACTTGGGACATTCAAGATTTGAATGGTAACCCAACACTGCCGTTTATTACTGTTGTTCGTCAACCTGAAGTTAAATACGGAAGCAATCCCGCCATTATTTACAACATTCCAAATAGAAAGGAATATTTTTACGCAGCCGTTCCATCTTGGAATGGAAACATCAAAGGTTTGGATATCTATAAAATTCCACAACCAGTTCCTGTTGATATTACCTACAATGTTAAAATTGTTTGTAATAGAATGAGAGAGTTAAATGAGTTTAACAAAAATGTAATTCAAACTTTTGCATCAAGACAAGCCTACAGACAAATCAATGGTCATTACATTCCAATTATTATGGGGAGTATTTCAGATGAGTCAGTTGTTGAAGTACAAAAAAGAAGATTTTATATTCAGAACTATGAATTCACAATGTTAGGGTTTTTATTGGATGAAGATGAGTTTGAAGTTGCCCCTGCGGTTTCTCGTGTGTTTAATACTTTTGAGGTGTCAGCACAAACATCAAGACCAAGAAGAAAAAAATATCCTGAAAATATTGATGAATATAATTTGGGTGTTTCCGTACCTAGTGGTTCAACACAAACTGATTTAATGGTTGATTATACTGGTGATTTTAATTTATTAACAAAAATAAATGTTACAAGTTTTGATGTCTACATAAGACCACAAGGACAATTAACATTTGATTATTATGGTAGTGACGTTTCATTAATACAAGTCAACACCAACGATACTTTAAGACTTGAGGTGACAAGTCGACCTAACGCCACATTACCTTCTACATTCAATTATGCAATTAAATTGTTTGGTGTAAATAGTGATGTTCCACCACCACCAAATTCAAACGCAAATCCACATTCATGATTCACCATAAATGTCTTTTTTAATTTGACATTTTTCTTTAATCAAATTTTCTAAAAACCTATACATCTTAATACCGTGTTTATCACAGTATTTCTTTAAAATATCGTGTGACTCCACTGATATCTTCAAATTCTTTATTTTCTTTTCCATAGGTAGAATAAAGGCAGAAAATAATCTGCCCATATTATAAATAGATATGATAAAGTAAAGTTTTTCTTAATTCTGTGAATATTTATCTATAAAATAAATAAAACTGAATAACTAAAACAAAATGGCAGTATCAAATAAAGTATTCGTATCTCCTGGTGTTTATACATCAGAGAGAGACCTTAGCTTCGTAGCTCAAAGTGTGGGGGTAACCACTCTTGGTCTTGTTGGGGAGACATTAACAGGTCCGGCTTTCGAACCAATTTTTATCACAAACTATGATGATTTTGAATCATACTTTGGCGGAACGATTCCCGAAAAATTCGTTAACACTCAAATTCCAAAATATGAGTTGGCATACATTGCAAAATCATATCTTCAACAATCTAACCAATTATTTGTAACAAGAGTGTTAGGTTTATCAGGTTATGATGCGGGTCCGTCTTGGTCAATCACGACAATTGCCAATGTTGACGGTAGTACTGTTGGTTTAAATCCATCAACAGGTTCAACATATAGTATTAACTTTACCGGTACTACTGGTGGAACTGAAATTACATACTCGACAACTTTCCCAAGTATTATTCAAACAGGTAATACTTACACACAATATAATGGTGGTGTATCAACAATTAATACACAATTATATAATCAAATCCAAACAATCATTAATAACTCAGGAACTACTTCGGGAGATTCAGCTTACATTTTTGGAACTGTAGCAGCGTCTGATTATGATTCGTTATTGTCAGGATATACTGCTCAGACAAACGTTTATAATGTATCAGGACTTTCTGAGTCTGATGCGGACTTTACATCACCAAGTGATGATACTTGGTATTATGCAAACTTTGATATTACAACAGGAGATGCTTACACAGGTTATTCTTTCTATAACGTAGTTTCATCAATCACTACCGCAGGTTCAGGTGTTTATACTGGTACAATAACAGGTAAGACTTACTCATATTCAGGTACTGCATATGAAGGTTGGAATGACGTAGTTGTTGCAACTTTACGTTCAAGAGGTATTTCATTGTTTACAACTGACCTTCACGGTCCACAATATCAAATAACAGGAACAACTGATGTTATATTAGATAATTCAGGTTCTTACTCAGGAATTTCACAAAACCCATTTGCTCAATTTGCAATATCAGGTTATACTGACAATGCTGAAACACCAGCTTCATTCTCATTTGTTACTTCAATGAATAGTAATGACGCTAACTATATTACTAAGGTATTTGGTATATCTAACTTTGGTAAGAATAGAGTTGAGACTCCATTGTTTGTTGAAGAACAATTCCAAACAATGTTAACATACGGTTATAATAAAGGTTACGTTAGAGGTATTAATTCATCTTTGATTAGTTTACCAGGTTTAAGAAACCCTGTTACAACAAATACTATCGCTAACTACTTAGAACAATATAAATCACCTGAATCACCTTGGGTTGTATCACAACTTTATGGTTCAACAGTTGAGAGATTGTTTAAATTCTACTCAATTGCTGATGGTAACAGTGCAAACACTCAAATCAAAATTTCAATTCAAAACATTTCATTTAACAATTTAAGTTTTGATGTGGCGGTTCGTGATTTCTTCGATACTGATGCTAATCCAGTTATTTTGGAAAAATATACTAATTGTACTATGGACCCAACAACAAATAACTACATTGCGGTTAAGATTGGTACTAGTGATGGTGAATACGCTTTGAATTCTAAATACATTATGTTGGAAATGGATGTTGATGCAAATCCTGAATCAGTACCTTGTGGTTTTGAAGGATATGTAATAAGAAATTATGGTTCAGCAACTCCTCCATTCCCAGTTTATAAAGTGGCTTACAACTTCCCTGGTGAAGTAATTTATAACCCACCATTTGGTGTTGTTACTAACCCACCATTCTCTTACACAGGTTTTGATAATAAAACTGTATCAGGTGGTGACAGAGTAAGAAGTACATATTTGGGTATTTCATCACAAATTGGTTATGACCCATTATTCTTTGAATATAAAGGTAAACAAAAACCACTTGATTTATGTGTTGAAAGTGATGCACCATCTTGGAACTACGTAACTAAAGGTTTCCACATGGATTCAGGAGCAACTGTTGTAAGTATTGTAACAGGTCCAACATCTGGTTCACCAGCATTTGATTGTGGTGTTGCTTCATTCCAAAGAGACCCCGAAACTTCAGCAAACCCTTACTACCAAATTCAAGCAAGAAAATTCTCTTTCTTATTACAAGGTGGTTTTGACGGTTGGGATATCTACAACGAAAGTAGAACAAATACTGATAGATTTATTTTAGGTGGTACTGGTTATCAAGCGGGAGCTTGTCCAACTACAAGATATCCTAACGCAACTGGTTGGGGAGCGTTTAAACCAATTGCAATCAGCAACTTCACTGACTTCGCAAATACTGATTACTACGCTTACTTGTTAGGTATTAACACATTCTCAAATCCTGAAGCGGTAAATATAAACGTATTTGCAACACCTGGTATTGACTATGTTAACAACTCAAACTTGGTTGAGGATTCTATTTCTATGGTAACATTTGATAGAGCGGATTCAATTTACATTTGTACAACACCTGATACTGCGATGTTTGCACCTGTAACAAATCCAGCTGATTTCATCTACCCAACTGAAGCGGTTGACAATTTAGATAACACAGGAATTGACTCTAACTACACAGCAACTTACTACCCATGGATTTTGGTTAGAGATACTGTAAACAATACACAGATTTACATACCACCAACAAATGAAGTTTGTAGAAACTTGGCGTTGACTGATAATATTTCATTCCCTTGGTTCGCAACTGCGGGTTACACAAGAGGTTTGGTAAATGCGGTTAAAGCACGTAAGAAACTTACACAAGAAGATAGAGATACTTTGTATCAAGGTAGAATTAACCCAATTGCAACTTTCTCTGATGTTGGAACTGTAATTTGGGGTAATAAAACATTACAAATTGCTGACACAGCACTTAACAGAATTAACGTAAGAAGATTGTTATTACAAGCTCGTAAGTTAATTTCAGCGGTGGCGGTTAGATTGTTGTTTGAACAAAACGATGCTAAAGTAAGACAAGATTTCTTGGATTCTGTAAACCCAATCTTGGACGCAATCAGAAGAGACAGAGGTTTATATGACTTTAGAGTTACAGTTAGTAATTCACCTGAAGACTTAGATAGAAATACTATGACAGGTAAAATTTACTTGAAACCAACTAAAGCATTGGAATTTATCGACATTGAGTTCTTGATAACTCCAACAGGAGCGTCATTTGAAAATATTTAATATTTGAATGATTAGAAAAAAAACATTAAACACCACATCGTCATTACTTGAAGGTTTTGACGATGTTGGTACGCCTGACATGAAATATTATGCCTTTGATTGGGATGATAATATCATGATGATGCCAACTAAAATTATCCTTAAAGATGAAAATGATAATGAGGTTGGTATGTCAACAGAAGATTTTGCGGAATATAGAAGTGAAATTGGTGTAAAACCATTTAATTACAAAGGTAGTACAATTGTTGGATATGCTGACGAACCTTTTCGTAATTTCAGAACTGGTGGTGATAAACAATTTAAAATTGATGCCATGAAAGGTAAACCAGGTCCCGCTTGGTCTGATTTTGTGGAAGCAATCAACAACGGGTCAATTTTTTCAATAATCACCGCACGTGGACACAATCCTGAAACAATTAAAGATGCTATTTATAACTTAATAGTTTCCGACCATATGGGTATTAATAAAGATTTATTAATTAAGAATCTTAGAAAATTCCGTGACTTTACAAACATGGAAGACAAATCGGATATGGAATTAATAAAAGACTATATGGATATGAACAAATATTATCCTGTTAGTTTTGGTACAGACGCGGGAGCTGCCAACCCCGAGGAATTAAAAGTCCAAGCAATGAAAGAATTTATTTCATATGTAAAAGGACAGGCAAAAGAATTAGGTAAAAAATTATATGTCAAAGATGATGTAAGAAATAACTTTATTCCTAATATTGGCTTTTCAGATGATGATTTAAAGAATGTAGAAGTAATGAAGAAGCATTTTGAAGATGAACCAGTTTTAAAGACTTATTCTACTGCTGGAGGAACTAAAACTAGATACTAAACGATGATAATTTTTAAAAAATTAAAGTAAATACAAAAATTTTCAAACAACGTGTATTTATAGATAAATAAACTAAAACAAAAAACTAAAAAGAATATACCATGGCTGATTTATTAATGAAAATGCCGGTTCCTTACGAACCAAAAAGAGCGAACCGATTTATACTAAGGTTTGACACAAGTTTAGGTATTAATGAATGGTTCGTAGAATCATCAGGAAGACCAAGTATTGATATTAACCCTGTTGAGATACAATTTTTGAACACTTCTACATATGTAGCGGGTAGATTCAAATGGAATCCAATCTCAGTTAAATTCCGTGACCCAATTGGTCCATCAGCAACACAAGCTCTTATGGAGTGGGTTCGTTTACACGCTGAATCAGTTACAGGTCGTATGGGATATGCTGCGGGTTATAAAAAGAATGTTGACCTTGAAATGTTGGACCCAACAGGTGTTGTTGTGGAAAAATGGATTCTTGAGCAATGTATGATTACAAAATCCACTTGGGATAACGTATCATATAGTGATGACAAATTAGCAGGATTAGACGTTACATTACAGATGGACCGTTGTATTTTGGTTTACTAATTTTGTATTTATTTTTATATTGATAAATTAATTTAATACGGTATATTTAACACAGGGTCTAATCCCTGTGTTTTTTTTTATGGACGAAAATTTATTACAATACGCACAACAAGAATTTAATTTACCACATGATGTCGTAAAATTACCATCTGAAGGTAAATTCTACAAATCAAAGAAAAAATCTGTTAAGGTTGGTTACTTAACCGCCGCTGATGAGAATATTATTATGGCTTCAAACCCTGATGATATGATTATGACATTGGTTCGTTCAAAGTTATATGAACCTGATTTAAAACCTGATGAAATGTTAAATGGTGATATTGAAGCTATTTTAATATTTTTGAGAAATACATCGTTTGGTCCTGAATATAAAATCAGTGTTAATGACCCCGAGACAGGAAAAAGATTTGCAACTGAAGTATTGTTGGATGAATTGGATTTTAGAAAACCTTCAATTGAACCAAATGAAGATGGTACTTTCAATGTTGTACTTCCAAAATCACAAGCAACTGTCAAATTAAAACCTTTATTGTATAAAGAGATTCAAGAAATCAACAAAGCGGCGGATGCGTATCCTGCAGGAAGAGTTGCTCCAAGAGTCACAATGAAACTTCAAAAACAAATTTTGTCTGTTAATGGTGATACAACACTATCGACAATTATCAAATTTATTGAAGGATTACCAATTATGGATTCAAAATTCATTAGAAAATTTATTGATGAAAATGAACCAAAATTAGACCTAACCAAAACAGTTATAGCCCCGTCAGGAAACAAGGTAGATGTTGAAATCGCCTTTGGGGTTGAGTTTTTTCGGGTTTTCTTCTGATTATAGAAAATACCAACTAGACGAGTTTTTTATCATGAGCCGAGATTTACATATATCTTGGACTGATTTTCAAAAAATGCCGACATACGCTCGTAGGTATCTTTTAGACAAATTGATAGAATCGTATCAAAAATAAAAGTTATTCTATTTATTAGAATATGCAGGCAGCTACAGGAAATACGGTCTCAAGTACACAGGCGGTAATCAACGATTTAACCAGTACAATTAATAAAGGTTATGAAAATTGGTTATCAAGAACAAAAGTATTAGAATTAGAGTTTTCAAATTTTAATGCAAAACTTGCTGGTACTTTTGGTCAAACACAAATGGCCATTAGGGGTTTAAGTACTGAGTTGGCGGTTGCAACACCAAGAGTTACAGGGTTAGGAGGTTCATTAACTGATGTAACAAATATACAACAGGGTATTGCTGAGAGTTTAAAGACTAATGTTATTACTCTTGGGGAAACTGTTGGTGAATTATATGCTGCGGGTACTGCTGTAGGTATTAGTTCTTCTGAAATTGGTGACATGGTAAAAGGATTCCAAGATGCGGGAATTCAAACTGGAAATATTAGAGACAACATTCAACAATCAGTTGACATTGCAAGAAAAGTTGGTGTTAACACAAGTGCGGTATTTGGACTTGTTAGAGACAATTTAAGTAACATTAATAAATATGGTTTCGAAAATGGTGTTGCTGGATTAGCTAAAATGTCTGCACAAGCTGCGGGACTACGTATCAACATGAATGAAATTTTTGGATTTGCTGAAAGGGTGTTTAACCCCGAAGGTGCTGTAGATATGGTATCTACATTCCAAAAGTTAGGTGTAGCTGCTGGTGATTTGGCAGACCCATTTAGATTAATGTATTTGGCCTCTGAAGATACTGCCGAATTACAGAATCAGGTTGTAAAAATGACCGAAAAGTTTACATACTTTGATGAAAAAACAAAAGAGTTTAAAGTTTTTCCAAATGCCAAACGTGATTTAAGAGAAATTTCAAACGCTACGGGAATTGCGTATGAAGACTTAATCAAAATGTCTGAGGGTCAACAAAAGTTAAATAAGATTAGAGGTGAATTTAAAACAACTGGTATTGATGAAGAATCAAAACAATTTATTGCTAACGTAGCCCAATACAACAAAGATAAGGGTGCCTTTACAGTTAAAATTGGTGACCAAGAAAAGACAATTTCTGAAATTAATACAAAAGACCTTGAAGAATTGAAAAAAGCTAACGAACCTGTGACTTTGGAACAATTAGCAAAAGAACAATTAAATCAAGACCAATTAGGAAACGCACTTTTAAAACAATTAGTTGATAGTGTTGCGGCACCAATTGCTGGTTCAAGAGCCCCAAGAGAATTGAGAGAATTTGGTCGTGGAGCGACCCAAGTAGCATCAACCGCTGCAACTCAAACACTTGGTAATCAAAGAGGTGCTATAGCATCTATTGATAAATTTTATGACCAAGCAGGACAAAGTATTTTGGATTTATTTAAAGGTGAGGGGAGTCCAACTAAAATTGCTGAAATATTTAAAACTGCGGGTATGGATGTACAATCTGGTTTTGCCAATATAAAACAATCAATAAGTGGTATTGATTTTAAATCGGCGATTCAACCGTATGTAAGTTCGGGAAACAAAATTGCTGAGGCGGCTGACTTGGCAGTACAAGGACTTACAAAGTTAGCGACAAAAGCCACGGCTTCAGGAACAATTCCTAATAGAATCGAAGCAAATCAACCACAATCATTTATTAATCAAACAATAAAAGTTGATGATATTAATTACAAGGGTTCAATAGATGTAAAAGTAACAAATACAAATGGAACCACCAGTAATTTAACAGATACTCAAGTGTATGATTTATTTAAAAACGAAACATTTATTAAACAAATTAATAAAATGATTAGTGATGGTAAGATTAGTGGTAATTATGGTTATACACCAAACAATTCAAAATAAAAGAAATTATCAAATAAAAAATAGGGGTGCTTCTATTTATAGATGATACATCAACATGCCAAGTCGTTTAAGTTTTAGTGCTACGAAATTAAAAAGGGATGAGTTACTTTTAAGGAACTTAAAACCTTACAATAAACCAGGTGTTTATACACCTGTAGGTAGTCCTGGAGTTAATGAATATATCAGAAGTGATTATTCAGTTATAGATTCCCCTGACGCATTAATTGATGCTGACCCATATGCAGACACACTATATACTAATAATGTCTTCGGACCTTTGGGTGGATACAACAAAGATATTAGTGGTTTAATTAATACACAACAAACATTATCAAATCAAGGTCCTTATACTCAAACACCACCATATACCGAAGCGTTACAATTATATTCAGTATCGTTTCAAAAAAGACAATACATTAAGAATGTTTATTCGCCAGGAAACCAGTACACCTATTATGATATGGGTGATGTTATTAAAGTACAAAAAAATGCTACTTATTGGGACCCACCAAGTTTTAGACCCTCATCATATTCACCATTTTCAGTTTTATTACAAGCCGACCCCGTAGGTGATAATGGTCTTGCTAGTGATGATTCAGAATTGGCTAGATTAGGTGTTAAAGGTGCAAAACAATCTTTTCAATATAGAGTTGACCAAAATGTTAGAACTCAAACATTAGGAAGAGCAAATATATTAAATGGTGTTAAAGACCCCGTTAACTTATCTTTAATTTTAGCAGGAAAACAACCTTTAATTTACAGAGATTGGAAAATTACGTCAGGTGGGGGTAATATTATATCACAAGGACAGGACATTGTTCAAAGAATTGCTGGTTTTACATTACCATTTTCACCAATACCAGGAAGTTATTACGAACAAAGAGATATTAATTCAACACAATCAGCCATCCGAGCGGCTGGTAACGGAAAACGTGGTGGATTATTTGGGTTGTTTGGTTCAAGACCAACATCACCATCACAAGTATTTTTAGATTATACAGGTTCAGGTCAAAGAGCTCAATTGACACAGAATTTGGATATGAACAGATTCCGACCACAATACAATACAGGTGGTACAGGAATTTTATCTGCTCTTGGAAATGCCATTACAGGAGCTGTTGCTAACAATGCCAGTCAAGGAACATATTATGTTGGTAGTCCTGAAAGGGAACCAGGTTATTTAACATCACCTCCTGGTGAGGTACCAATTGACCCATTTGGAGCTCAAGTATTAGCACCCGTTTACGGTCCTGATGTTTTAGGTAAAGAATACGAAGGTGTTGATAAAGACTTTAAATTTGGTTTGGCAGGAAAACCATTTGTTGACGATGGTAGTATTGTCGGTGGATTTAGTTGGGTAAGTCAAAAGTGGGCACCAAACGCAGGAAGATATCAAAAACCTGGTGGTGATTATGGTGAACAAGACCCAGCATACCCATCAATATCAAATCAATTTACTGAAACACAATCAATAAAATATGAATACAAACCAGGTTCAATTTTAGATGATACCCAAAGATTAATTGATTCACAACCAAACTCAGGTGCAAGATTTGGACACGTAGGTAATGCGATTGACCAAACATCAAAAGTGTTCTTTGATGGTTATAAAGAAATCACAAAAGGTTCACAGATTATTAAGTATTCTGACGGACAAGCCAATGTTGGTATAGAATATTGTCGTGTTTTTACAAAAGATACACCATATTATACATTTAACAATTTACAGAAAAGAGATGGAAATATTCGTAAGTTTTCATACTCTGTAATGGATTCAACCTTTAATATTAACATTGCACCTGAAAAAGGTGGTGATAGTATTGTTAATGGTAAAGTAAAAAAATACATGTTCTCAATTGAGAATTTGGCTTGGAGAACAGGATACAGAGCGGGTTATAGAGTGGATGATTTACCTGCTTGTGAAAAAGGACCTAACGGTGGTAGAGTAATGTGGTTTCCACCATATGATTTGTCATTTACTGAGGATACAAGACCTTCATTTAATGAAACAACATTCTTGGGTAGACCCGAGCCAATATATACCTATAAAAACACCTCACGTAGTGGTACATTGAAATGGAAGATGATTGTTGACCACCCGTCAATTTTGAACCTTATAGTTAATAAGGTGTTGGCAAATGAAGGTGATAGACAAAAAGTTGATTCTATTGTTGATTCATTCTTTGCTGGTTGTAAAAAATATGATTTATATGAACTTGCAAAGATTTATAATACAGTACCATTAACTGATTTACAAGCTTGGCAGGAAATTATTACAAATCCTAACGCAACTAATGAAAACATTGTTGCCGCTTCTAAAGCTACCAATACTTCAGCAACAAACTCATTACAAGATGGGGGTACAACAGATGATGCCACAGGAAACCCAACTCTAAATGAATATAATGGTTTTGGTTTCTATTTTGATAATGATATACCAAGTCCAACTGCCGTTGCATACCAAACAACATATTCAAATTACACATCAACGTCAAATAAACAATTGTATAAAAATAATTCAGGTGATGCACAAGTTACAACACAATTTTTTGATGGTGTGATTGAAGACAACTATAGTCAAATAAAAGAAATGGCTCAAAAAATGTATAATATTTTGAGTCAAAAACAGGCTAGTAGTATTGTTGTGACACTTGAGGCTAGTGCATCACCATCTGCACCAAAAGAATATAATGAAAAATTGGCGGCAAGAAGAGGTGAATCAGTTATTGAATTTTTTAAAACATATAGTTTTGGTGCAAATAATAATTCGTTAGGACAATTCATTGGTTCCACACTATCATTTAATACTATTGCGAGGGGTGAAGCAACAAGTGTTACACCAAGAGGTAGACAAAGTTATAGTACTTATAATTGTTTAGATGATGCACTTAATGATGAGAAGTATACTACAAGAGCTATGGCTTGTAGAACAGTCTTATTAAAAAATGTTGAGGTTAAACCAATTGAAAAAAATTCTGAACCAACTTCAACTGCAACTGAAAATAGTGCTGCAAACAACGCAGCTGGAAAACCAAACACAGGACAAAAACCAGGTCAAACTAATACTGTTGTAAATCAACAACCGCAAAAAGATTTATATAAAGGTGCGTCTAAAAAACTATTAAGATACTTGTTAAATGAGTGTGATTATTTTGAAGTTTTAAAAGCTGAAAATCCATTTATTTATGACTCAATTAAAGAAAAAATAAAATATTTCCAACCAGCATTTCACTCAACAACACCTGAAGGATTAAACTCACGTTTAACTTTCTTACAACAATGTATGAGACCTGGTGAAACGATTCCAACTATAGGAACCAATGGTGAAAAACTTTATAATGATGCTTTAAACACATCATTTGGTGCACCACCAATTATGGTTTTACGTATTGGTGATTTTTACAATACTAAAGTTGTTCCAACATCTTTAAGTTTTTCATATGACAAAACTTTTGATATGAATCCTGAAGGTATTGGATTCCAACCAATGATTGTTGATGTTAACTTATCTTTTAACTTTGTTGGTGGTTCAGGATTAGCAACACCGATTGACACATTACAAAACGCATTGTCATTTAATTACTATGCTAATACAGAAATGTATGATGAAAGAGCTGAAGCTACGGAGGATACATCTAAGTTAGATAAAGAAATTGTTCAAGCATTAATAAATAATCCACCTGTTGTTGGTGTTGCAAATGTTCAAAATGATAAAACAAATGATGGTGGAAACACAATAGGTGTTTCATCAATTACAGGATTAACCGACAGTGGACAAACAGGAACAATTGAATACGCAACATTTACTAATAGATTTGTAGACAAAACTAAAGCATATTACAATGGTGTTATGAACACAATGGATAATATGTTGTTAAATTACAATTATGGTGTTCTTTCAATTTTGAATTATGGTGGTGATAATCAAGGTTATAATACGGGTTCTTTTAATTCTTCCGTATCAACCACAACATTAATTTATGGTAAGCCAGTTAACACTCAGAAATATGTTGACCAATCTTTTAAAGAATTGTTAAAGGACATTGATGATGATAGATTACCAATATTTACATCTGGTGATTTTACAAAATCTATTATTACATCAGCACAAAAAAGATTATTCAAGAAAAACTACTCAAACTATGTTAAAACATATAGTAGTAGTTTTTTAAATACGGTAACTTTTGATGTAAATACGTTAACCCAATTACAACAAGATTATGTTTACAATGTTGATAGAATGAATTTTGTCGCCAGTGGAACTACTATTGGTCATGATGGTAAGTTAAATGAAAAAGGTATTGCGATTATTTATACTACTACAGGTCAAACAGAAACCGTTAATGGTAGTCCTATAGACACTTTAACATCTCTTAGAAATGATTATACTTCTATAGCAACCAATAATAATCAGTTCTTGACCGACTTAACCGCGGCACAACTTTATGTGACTAATTCATACAAACCTGAAACACCCGGTGTCTTTACTCCACCAACAGGGTATGATTTCTTATCAACACCTGAAAAAACAAGAGAATATCTATTGATGTCAAGAGCGTTAACAATTGAATCGTTGAGAGATACTTTCTTAAATGCTTTACAAGAAGGTTTAGATGTTTACACTAAACAAGCAGTTGAATCATATTACCGTACAAGTGCAAATTCTTTACTTATTGAGTGGGGTAAGTTAAATAAATTAGGACTTGATTTAATGGTAACATTTAAAAGTAGTGCTACGGGTAAAAACTATGTTGATTATACACCCGCATTTGGTACAACACAAAAAAGAATTGTTGATTTTAGTGAAGACCCAACAGCTTCAAATGACCTTAAAAAACAATTACAAGATATTTACGCAAATAAGAACAATAGTTCAAATATAAACCCATATAATTTTAAGAGAAAATTTAAATAATGGATGCTTACTATAACCGATATCAACAATTTTTGATAAATGGTGAACAAACTGTAGTTCCGTTTATACCCCTACAGTCAAAATCATCAGACCAAAGATATATCTACAGAACTGGATTTAGTAGGTTAGATAAAGTGTCTCAACAATATTATGGAACACCGTTTTTTGGTTGGTTAATATTACAAGGTAATCCTGAATATGGTGGGTTAGAGTGGAATATACCAAACAATGCAATATTGACAATTCCTTATCCACTTATATCTTCATTACAAGACTATAAAAATGGTTTAGATAACTATTTCTTCTATTATGGCAGATAATTTTGGAACTACGGACAATATCTATATTGACTCCGATTATGATAATATCTTTTTAATTGACCCAAATAAGGTTGAAAACGACCTTGGCCAACCTATAGATAGACCTATTCATCACGAAAATCTTGTCATGTATGCTAACTTGGAAGCAAAGATGTTACCAAGAACAAAGTTGGCTGTAGGTTCAGCTCTTACAGATGCAATACAAACAACACCAATAGCCTCTATTAATTTCTTAAGACCTGGAGGTAAAACAACACTTAATAACAATTATTTAAATGAAATAACAGGTTTAAATACTGTGGATGGTAAAGGAACAAATCAACCAAGTAAAACTAGTGTACAACAACAAAATAAGGACAATTCTTTTTATATAAAACAAAACACAATCAATAGTGAGGATACTGGTTTATTAGGTATTGAATCAATACGTGTTAAAAACACAAGAAGTTTAACACCAACTGTTGAAATGGTTTTAATTGATACTCAAGGAAGAGCTTTATTTGAAAAGGGTGAAAACTCAGAATACGCCTGTTTTTTTAATTTACCATACCCAACTTTTTATTTAACATTAAAAGGTTTTTATGGTAAAGCAATAAAATACCAACTTATATTAACTAATTTTTCAGCGGCTTTTGAAGGAAATACTGGAAACTATAGAATTAATTTAACCTTTTATTCTTACAAATATACTATTTTAGCTGAAACTCAAGTAGGAGCTTTGTTCGCGGTTCCATTTATGTATACTTCAGACTATAAAGTTAATAGTACCGCGCCTAATTCACCTGGAGTAAACGCAGCTCAAACTTCTAATGGAAATCCTGATGTTACAACAAAATCTATCAGGGTAACAAAAGGTGGACAAACAATTAGAGATGTATATAAAAGATATAAAGCTTTAGGTTTAATATCGCCAAATCTTCCAGAACTTTCATTCCCTGAATTAAGAGCAAGATTAGATTCCTTAGAACAAAATTTACAAAGAAGTTTTGGTCAAACAGATTTTACACCATTGTCTGATTGTGATACGTATTTTAAATTGTTAACAAATCTTAGAGATAGTGTATTATCGAATGATGATACAAGTTGGTTTAAGAGATATGTTGACCAAGATAAATTTTTCGCGTTAAATCCAAATGTTGTTGGTGGTAAAACAAATGTTCTAACATACATTTATAATACTAATACAAGAAGTAGTACTCAATTGCAAATTGATGCGTATTCACAATTAAAACAATTGGTGGATAGTTTTAAAGCTGATTTGGCTAAAAATAAAACATTAGGTCCTGACACAGGAACATTTACAATTGATGGTAAAAAACAAACATCACAAGTTACAAAAATTAATAATTTAAAAATTGATGCTAATACTACAGATACAAACATAACATTAAGTTCAGATTCTGTTAGAAAAAGATTAAATTCTAGTGATATTAATTGGGCGGAAACATTTAAAATTAGAAGAAAAAGAGAGGCACAAAATCAAAAAGAAATTGATGATTTAGAAAAAGAAGAAAGTATTTTTTTCCAACCCTTTGAAATACAAACAACTCCAACAGTATTACCAACATACAATTTTGTGTTTGATGGTCCTGGTAACTTTTCAGAGATTATTGATAAAACATTTGAAGATTTATCAGGACAAAAAGAAAAAATTGTTCTTGCTTTAAATGAGTTTTTATCTAAAAAAATTGAGGGTAATGATGGTTTAGGATTTAAACCAACGATGAGAAATATTATGGCTATGATATTTGCATCGGTTGAAGCTTTTTATAGGTTAATGGATGATGTTCATACTCAGGCTTGGAGTCAAAGATTAAATCCAATTAGAAAAAACGCTGTTTACGATAATACTAAATCATCGGTTAGTAGTGATAGTAAAAATTTAGTACAACAAACGGCACAAAATAGTTTAAAAGATATCCCTGTATATCCATGGCCACAATATTTTGTAGAAACAAATGATTCTGAGGGAGAACGATTTGAATTGAGATATCCTGGTGACCCTTCAGAAGTTTCAAAAACAAGAGCCAATAATTATGAAGTTTGGCCTGAGGTTGAGTTTGTAGAAGAATATATCAAAGGATTAGCGCAAAGAGCTAGTATTGATATGGGTCCAAATGGTAGTAATAATGAGGGTAGTGTTATTAGTAGAATTACGGTAAACGCTGTTGAATTTCCAACAACAAATATACCATATAGTGATTACGACACTGTTAAATTTATTTATGAAATTTATGAAAGAATTCTATTAGCTACTTATTGGGATAGGTTATCCACATCAGGTGCAAAACAACTATCAGTTTATAACACTTTATCAGATTTGGAAGTATCTAATATTAGAACAGCATTAGAGTCAACAAGTCCAAGCCTTACAAAGATATTAAAAAATTATGCGTTAACACCACAAAATTTCCCAATTATTCTTAGAAACATTTCAAATAATGGTACTGGTACTAGTTGGCAACAGTTTATCAGAGGTGAGTTTACTTCTGAATATTTAAGGACAATAACTAATAATGATTTTGCGATTTTAAATAATTCATTTATTAAGTCTAAACCGACTACTAATAAGAATATTCAAACACTAAATAATTTATCTAACTATATTAAATCATCAACTTCGACACAAACAAACATAATGGATGTTTACCCATTTGTTAATGTTGATTGGCAAAATAAAAATTTGGCAAATGTTAAAGTATCAAAAGGAAATGTTTTTGATACGACAAAAAGTTTGTTTTTAAATGATACTCAAAGATATATTACAAACTATCAAAATCCTGATTCTCTTAATGAAAATAGACCATTTGTTAATAATTGTTTCATTCAACCACTAACAACACCACAACCAACATTAACGATTGGTGGTTCGGGAAATCTTACAGGTACGGCACCGGTAGGAGCGTTAGCGGCTTTTAATCAGTTTTATAGTGAAAGACGATTAAATAATAGTCTTTTAGTTACTGAAGGTCCCATAAATTACCAAAACAAAACAGGAAATGTTGATGTATTACAAACAACATCAATGTTAAACACACCTTTCTTTATCAATGCGTTACAAGATGGTGTTGAAAAAGACCGAGCAAATACAAATACAACACCTTACGTTTTACCAGCCTATTTGTTTTTAAATTCTTTACCATTGGCAACTTTGAGTGAAAAATATAAAAATATTACAACAACTAATGTTACAGATTTAGATTATATCTTTACGACATTAACAAAATATGGTGGTGTCCACAAATTACCATATGCTTGGATTATAAAATATGGTTCTATATGGCATCGTTATAAAAAATATATTGAAACTAATGTTGATATATTAGATACGGTTTGGAAAGATGTTAATATTGCAAATCTTTATGACCCAGTTTCTTCGTCATTACAAAAACAATATACGTTTACATCTTTGACTGAGAATTACAATATTGTTGGTCAGGATACAATATCACAACCACCTTTAACATTATCACAAGTACAAATGAATCTTGGGTTTTATCCTAAAATTATTAACGATACTTATTTTTTAGTTACAGGTCAAGATTTATTAACAGGATATACTAACACAGATATACAAACAGCTATTAATGAAGGATTGGTTGTTGGGGCAATACCACTAACACAAATTGCAACACAAAATGGTTATAGTTCAACCCCAAATCAAACATTAAAGTTTAACAACTTTTTTACATCATTTGAAACTCAAAATTCACCAAAGTTTAAATCAAACCAACAATATAAAACTTTGTTGATGCCAAGTTTTGGTACAATTTATAATCAAGTAGTTGCGGAATGTTTTGGAGATACTATAACAGGTTTAACCCAAACACAAGAGGTACAAAATAACAAGGCGGTCTTTAATGGTTCTGTTAGACCATTTTGGGCAGCACCAAATTTCGGATACTTTGAATTATCAAGTATTAAAAAACCTATGTATAATGAATACATGAAGGAAATTAATCCCGAAACATCAATTCAAGATGTTGTCAAATTTGGACAAACATATTCAAAAATTGATGATGTTTTTGGTACATTCAAGGCAGAGATTTTAGATTCTTTTGAATTAGAGTTTTTAAATTTTTCAAAATCATTTACAGATTTAACGTCTGAAGATTTGTCGGATTCAAATTATGCGAATAGAAACTTTCAAGGATTAATGTCACAAATGTTATTGGTTCCAACAATTACATTAACAAGTAGTTTAGACCAATATGTAACAGATTGTGGAAACGCTCAATTAAAACAAGCCAATACTGTTGTACAATCTTTTGTAAACTATGACGTTGTGTTTAAATATGGAAACCCAAGTAATTTTAATAGACGTGTTTTTGGTACTTTTACAACATTAGACACAATAAGTTTTAATAAAGTTGTTGACCCATATCCATATAATGCTTATGTACAAAACAGTTTACCGGTTACCAACGGTCCTGTGACACAGATAACATTAGTACAATCTAAATTGGCTTATCCCGAAGCTTGGAAAGCTATGGAAACTTATGTTGGATTTGCAACAACAACAGGGTTAACCTATTCAAATTCAGGTAGTTATTATACAGACTTCTTTCCAACATTAAATGTTGAATTTACTGAAGGTAATGTTAAAAACTTTTCATCCCTTATAAAAATATTTGGAACACAAAAATCATTAAATAATGGTGTTTATACTAATACAGATTTTATAACGGCAATTAACAATTATTATGTAAATAATGATGAATATTTAAATTATGTTTTAGGTCAGTTAATGTTTACGTTACAAAAAGAATTACCTGATGTAACACAAACAACTGAAAAACCAATATTATCTGCGGTTGATGGTTTACAACCAAAAATTGAACTTTATGATGCGTTTAAAGCATTTAACGATAAATGGATTGCAGGTAGTGAATTTAAAGATAGAACTTTATATCAAGACGTTATGTTTTTAGATAGAGCTAACAGAGACATTGGTGATAAGGTGTTAGTTGATGTTTATAAATTAAAAGATTTCTTTTCAGGTACAACATCACTTAATACAAGAATTATTGATTTTGTTAGTAGAATTATTGCTGACAACCAATTTCAAATGATGCCACTACCGGCATATATGAATTTTTGGGGTGCTGGTGAAGTTACACAAGGTGCTCCACCAAGAACTGAAACTTCTAATAATTTAGCAAATTCACTATTTGGTACGTTTTTAGATGTTGATTATAGAGAATCACAACCAAAGTTTGTTTGTTACTACGCAGGAAAACCAAGTGAACATTTGGATATGAGGGAAAATGCCGATTATAGATGGAGAAGTGATGCTTTTGATTTATCAAGGTCATCTGACAACCCATTGGCTACAGGTCAAAAAAGTACAAAAACAGATTGGGCCCAATCAAATAAGGTTGTTGGTTTTAATGTTGATTTTGGAATTAGAAATCAAAGTGTATTTTATAGTATACAACTTGACCAAAACAATGCCGCTGCGACAACTGAAGCTAATAGAGTTATAACGGACATGGGTAACCAAGCTGGTGGTAGGAGAACGAATACACAAAACGTTAGTTTGTATAATTTATATAAAAACAGAAGTTATGAATGTAGAGTAGAATCAATGGGTAACGCCATGATTCAACCAACAATGTATTTTAACTTAAGAAACGTACCAATGTTTAGAGGTCCGTATATGATTCAATCGGTTGAACATACAATTAGTGCTGGTGAGTTTAAAACATTCTTTAGTGGTGTTAGAATGCCAATATATTCATTACCTTTAATTACAAAACAATTAGTTTCAATTAACGCCAATTTATTAGGACAATTAGTACAAATCTTAAAAAGACAAAAAGAAACTGAAGTTGCTGCGACACAACCAACAATAAATGTTATTACTATTGGTAATAGTGTCCAAGATAATGTTAAATATTCATCTGGTTTCATATCACAATGTCAAGCAGATATGTTAACAACAAATCCAAGATATCGAAATTATGTTGGTATTGATGAAAATACCCAACAATCAATATCATTTGCCGACTTGTCGAAAATAATAAGAGACAATGTCACATCTGGTCCTGCAAGAGCAATGGTATTATTTACTGCGTATGTTAATGGTCATGATGATAATTCTGTGTATACATTTAATTTTGATTTAGGTAATACACCATTAGGTGGTTCAACATTCCCAAAACAAATTAACTATGGTGGTAGAGAAAAATATTTTCAAAAACAATTTGGTTGTAAGATTAACCAAAATGGATATGGTGAACCAAGTGCAGTATTTACAACTGGTACATCTGGTGAGTCATTTACAAATTCTGTTAAATTTATAAATGATTATTATCTTAATGAACAAGTATTATCAAAAAGTTTACTGTTTGCACCATTGTTAATAGTAAATGACCAAAATCAACAAGTTTTATCACCACCAAAATGGGTAACAAAAAAAGATTATATTGATAATATGTATCAAATTTGGATTAGATATTGGCCACAAAACAGATTTCAAACAAACGAAGATTATGAAAAATGGGAAAAGGCCAATGCAAATATGGGAAAAACGTTTATAACTGCAGCTGAAAATGTGGCTGAATTATTATCCAAATACAAACTTGTTAACTTTTAATGATATTTATTGAGAAACTATAGTTATGAATATTAAACAACATTTAGACAATTATCTTGGTAAGAACACAAGATATACAGAAAAAAATGCCGGAAATGGATTTACTGAAGTATGTGATTTAGACACTGGTAATTGTTATACAGTTAGAGACAGAGACGGTCTTATTGAAAGAGTTGATAACACAATGAGAACAAATAAAAGAGTTCAAGTAGAAACACCACAAGGTGTTAAACAATTATTAAACGGTTAAAAAATGGCTATTGATAAAAAAATTATTGAAGAAATAAAAAGACACAATTCTATTAATAGATATATTGTAGAACAAGATGCTTTAGGTGATTTACCAACACCACCTGCAGACCCGGCAGCACCTGCAGACCCGGCAGCACCTGCAGACCCAACATTAACAACACCACCAACAACACCTGAAGTTATTGATACAGAAACAGATACTGAAGTTGAAAAAATTGATAGTAACGGAAATAGTGAAGACGGTGAAAGTAGTTCTGAAGAATTGGATATTACTGATTTAGTAAATTCACAAAAAAATATTGAAAACAAACAACAAGAATATTTTGACATGATGTTTAAACAAATTGAGGACATGCAGAGTAAATTAAATTCTATGGACCAAGTATTTGAAAAACTAAACTCAATGGAAGAAAAAATTGAACAAAGCAGACCAAAAACACCACAAGAAAAATTGGAATTGAGAAGTTTGGACAGTGGTCCATTCCATCAAAAATTATCTGATTTTTTCCAAGACAAACAAGAAGATTTAACAAAGTCAGGAAAAAACGAATACGTATTAACTTCGGACGAAGTTGAAAATATAGTTCCTTCAGATATCAAAAAATCTTTTGACAATTATGGTGATGAACCAACAGGAACATCTTTCAAAATGAATTGATTTTTAACAACTTTTTACTATATTAAAGGGGTCACGTTGTGGCCCTTTTTTATTTGGCGAAATAATTTGACGAACAGAAAAATAACAACTATAATTTATAAACTAACAATCTAATTAAACAAAAAACATGATGAGTTCACTTGACGCAGTACTTTCACAGTACGAAAAAAACACACAGTCTTTCGGAGACTCTAACCGAATGTCCCAAGAGGAAAGAATGAAAAAGTATTTTGCTTGTATTCTTCCACAAGGGCAATCTCAAGGACAACGTAGAGTACGTATCCTTCCTACACCCGATGGTTCTTCACCTTTTAAAGAAGTTTGGTACCATGAACTACAAGTGGGTGGTAAATGGCAAAAATTCTATGACCCAGGTAAAAATGACAATGAACGTTCACCTTTGAATGAGGTTTACGATGAGTTGATGGCAACTGGCAAAGAGTCAGATAAAGAATTGGCTAAACAATACAAATCCCGTAAATTTTACATCGTAAAGGTTGTTGACCGTGATGCTGAAGAAGAAGGTGTAAAGTTTTGGCGTTTTAAACACAATTACAAGAATGATGGTATTCTTGACAAAATTATTCCAATTTGGAGACAAAAGGGTGATGTAACTGACCCCCAAAAAGGTAGAGACCTTATTGTACAGTTGGTTAAATCTAAAACTCCTGGTGGAAAAGATTACACAACAATCCAAACTATTATGCACGATGACCCAGCACCTCTTCACGAGACCGCTAATGTTATGGAAGAGTGGTTGAAAGATGAGTTGACATGGAATGATGTTTACTCTAAGAAACCTGTAGAATATTTGGAAGCAATCTCTCGTGGTGAAGAACCTCGTTGGGATAGTGAAACAGGTAAATACTTGTACGGTGATTCAGGAGATATGATGATGGGTGGTTCTAAACCAAAAACATCGGTTCCTACTGACCCACAATTATTTGACGAACCTGCTGAGGACTTACCGTTCTAATAAAACAAAACATCGTGTATGGTATCTTGTTTGGTACCATACACGATTAATTTATAACACACATGGCAATCAAGAAAAACGATTTTAATTCAGTAAAGAAGAAATTCTCAACTTCGGCGAAGTATAAACCACAAAGATACTTTGACTTGGGTAAAGATTTCTTGGATGCTGTAGGACTACCAGGACCCGCCATAGGACACTTAAACATGTTCTTGGGTCACTCTGATACAGGTAAGACAACGGGTCTTGTAAAAGCGGCCGTATCAGCTCAGAAACAAAATATTCTTCCCGTGTTCATAATCACCGAACAGAAGTGGAGTTTTGAACACGCAAGACTTATGGGTTTTGATTGTGAAGAAGTAGTTGACCCCGAAACAGGGGAGTTGGATTGGGATGGATTTTTCATCTTCAACAACAACTTCTCTTACATTGAACAAATTACAGATTATATTAATAGTTTGTTGGACGCTCAAGAAAAAGGTGAATTGGAATATGATTTATTGTTCCTTTGGGATTCAGTAGGTTCGGTTCCTTGTAAGATGACTTACGAGGGTAAAGGTGGTAAACAACACAACGCTGCGGTTCTTGCCGACAAGATTGGAATGGGTATTAACCAACGTATTTCAGGTTCTCGTAAATCTGATTCAAAATATGAAAACACATTGGTTATTGTTAATCAGCCTTGGGTTGAACTTCCTGACAATCCATTTGGACAACCAAAGATTAAAGCAAAAGGTGGTGAAGCAATTTGGTTAAACTCATCTTTGGTATTCTTATTCGGTAATCAGAAAGGTGCGGGAACAAACAAAATTTCAGCAACCAAAGACAAACGAACTGTTAAGTTTGCAATTCGTACAAAAGTTTCTGTTATGAAAAACCACATCAATGGTTTGGGATATGAGGATGGAAAAATCATCGTAACACCACACGGATTCTTGGCAGGAAAAGACGCGGCTGAAGAAAAAATATCTATTGAACAATACAAGAAAGAAAACGCTGAGTATTGGAAAGAGATTATTGGGGCTGATGGAGATTTCAGCTTGTTTGAGGAAAAAGAAAGTGAAACAGTATAAACAATAAATTGTGAAGACACTCTTAGTAGATGGTGATAACCTATTCAAAATCGGATTTCACGGGGTCAGAGACCTCTTCGTGGAAGGAAACCATATCGGGGGTGTCTTTCATTTTATTAATACCCTCAGAAAACAAATTGATGAACACAACTACGACAAAATTATTGTCTTTTGGGACGGTGACGACAACTCTGCCGTTAGACGTAAATTATATCCTAACTACAAGTTAAACCGTAGACAGAGTATGAACGAGTTTAAACTTGAGTCATACCATATCCAAAAAGAAAGAGTAAAAGAATACCTTGAAGAATGTTTCGTTCGTCAGGTAAGAGCAACTGAATGTGAGGCTGATGATTTAATAGCCTACTATTGTCAGATTGCTAATGAAGAATCAAAAACAATATTATCGGCAGATAAAGATTACTTTCAATTGATTGATGGACACACATCAATTTATTCACCAATTTCCAAAGTAACGTTTAAAAATGGTGATAAAGTTAAATTTGGTGATACAGAATTTCCACACTATAACGTATTAACCCTTAAGATATTAACTGGTGATAAATCAGATAACATCAGTGGTATATTAAGGTTGGGTGAAAAGACCATTGTAAAATACTTTCCTGAGATACTTGATTCTATGGTAACTTTTGACCATATTTTAACAAAGGCTGAAGAACTTTTAGAACAAGATAAGAAAAACACAACTTTAAAAAATATTGTAAGTGGAAAAACAAAAGACGGAGAATTCGGAGAATCATTCTACCAAACAAACAAAAAAATCGTGGATTTACAAAATCCGCTTATTTCTGATGAAGGTAGGTTACTTGTTGAACAATATTATGCCGACACTTTAGACCCTGAAGGTAGGGGTTACAAAAATCTAATTCGTATGATGACAGAAGATGGATTCTTCAAATATCTCGGTAAGAGTGATGATGAATTCATAAAATTTATACGACCTTTGATGAAATTGACAAGAAAAGAAAAAAGACAACACAAACAACAAATAGAAAAATAAAAAAAATTATGAAAGAAACAGATGTAATTAAAATGGAGTTCTTGATTACCTTGAACAACAACATCGTAATCCAACGTTACTTTAACGTAAGAGATTACAATCCACAAGCTCGCAGTTCTATGGAATTGTATCAGTATTTAAAGAACTTTGTTGACGGGTTTGAATACGGACAAAAGATGCGTTCGGTTGTTTACCTTTTAGAAAACAAAGATGAAATTTTGGAGAATCCAAGTATCTTGCAAACGTCAAATACAGAGGGTTCAGAAACATTTAACTTTTTAATAAAGGTAGGAGAACAGACAATTTGTCATAGAATTTTGGACGCTAAATTGTTCCCACCTAAAATAAGATACACCGTAGACATACGCCAGCAAGTAAAAAGTGTATTGAAGGACTTAACTGACATTTTTTCAGACGAAAAATTTGTTACTAGTTACATGACTTATAGCTTAATCTAATAGTATTTATCAAAACTAACAAGGAAATTTTAATTATGTCAAACAAGAATTTTGAGTATCTAGGTAACACGTTTCAACTACAATTATTAAATCAGATTATCTTAGATAAGGACTTCTCACATTCTATCATTGATGTAATTGAACCCTCACACTTTGAAAACAAATATTTCAAAACACTTCTCCAATTGGTGAAAGAGTACTATGTAAAATACGATTGTACTCCATCATACGAAACACTTTCACAAATGGTGAAAAGTGAGTTTCCACAAGAGTTGATGTTGAAAATTCTAAACGACACTATCAAACAGATACAAACTGCTTCTACAGAGGGGGCAACATTTGTACAAGAAAAATCATTGAAGTTTTGTAAACAACAAGAACTTCAAAAGGCTATCACCAAATCACAGAAAATACTTGATAGTGGAGAATTTGAAAACTATGACAAACTTGAAGAACTCGTAAGAAGTGCTCTTCAAGTAGGAGAAAATGGAAACAAGATTGAAGATGTTTTCCAAAACTTGGAAGATGTTTTGAACGAAGATTTCCGTCATCCAATTCCAATGGGAATTACAGGTATTGACAAGTTATTAAAAGGTGGATTGGCAAAGGGTGAATTGGGTGTAATCTTGGCACCAACTGGTGTGGGAAAAACTACAGTCCTTTCAAAAATTGCTAACTCAGCATTTAATAATGGTTACAATGTTCTTCAGTTATTCTTTGAGGACAATCCAAAAGTAATCCAACGTAAACACTTCACAATGTGGACAGGTATACCACCTGATGAACTCCCATTACACCGTGAAGAAGTTCTTGAAAAAGCACGTCAGGTTAAAGAAGAAATGACCAACAAATTGTTCTTGAAAAAATTACCTTCAGACCAATTTACTATGACACAAATTAAGAACATGATTAGAAAGATGGTTGCTGATGGACACAAGATTGATATGATTGTTTTAGATTATATTGATTGTATTGTACCTGACAGAAATATGGGTGATGAGTGGAAAAGTGAGGGTTCCGTTATGAGAGGTTACGAAGCTATGTGTCATGAACTTGGCGTAGTGGGATGGACCGCAACACAGGGTAACAGAAGCTCTATATCTTCTGAGGTTGTTACTACCGACCAAATGGGTGGTTCTATTAAAAAGGCACAAGTTGGACACGTTATCATTTCCGTGGCTAAAACTTTACAACAAAAAGAAATGAATTTGGCAACCATCGCAATTACCAAGTCTCGTGTGGGTAAAGATGGGGTTATCTTTGAAAACTGTAAGTTCAACAACGAATTGTTGGAGATTGATACTGAAAGTTCTGTTACCTTCTTAGGATTTGAAGAAAAGAAAGAAGAAAAGAACAGAGATAGAATCAAAGAACTTATGGAGAAAAGAAAAGAACGAGCACAACCAAATAACTTTAATTAATAAAAAAAAATAGTATTTTAAATAAAATGGACGCATCACAAAAGATTTTGTCGGACCTAACGGTTCACATGAAGTATTCAAAATTTATTCCTGAGTTGGAAAGAAGAGAGACTTGGGAAGAGCTTGTAACAAGAAACATGAATATGCACATTAAGAAATACCCACAAATCGCTGGTGAAATTGTGGATGTATATCAATATGTGTATGATAAAAAAGTATTACCTTCAATGAGGTCAATGCAATTTGGTGGTAAACCAATTGAGATTTCTCCAAACAGAATCTACAATTGTGCTTACCTTCCTATTGACCACTTGGACGCATTTTCAGAAACAATGTTCTTGTTGTTAGGTGGAACTGGAGTAGGTTACTCAGTTCAAAAACATCACGTAGAAAAATTACCTGAGATTAGAAAACCAAACCCAAATAGAACAAGAAGATTCTTGGTTGGTGATTCTATTGAAGGTTGGGCTGACGCAATTAAAGTATTGATGAAATCTTACTTTGGTGAACATTTGTCAACACCGGATTTTGATTTTTCTGACGTTAGACCAAAAGGTGCACAACTTGTAACATCAGGTGGTAAAGCACCAGGTCCTCAACCTTTGAAAGATTGTATTCACAAATTAAAAGGTATGTTGGACGCTAAAGAAGATGGTCAAAAATTATCTTCAATAGAAGTTCACGATATGATATGTCACATTGCAGACGCAGTTCTTGCTGGTGGTATTCGCAGAGCAGCTTTGATTTCTTTATTCAGTGCTGATGACAACGAGATGATTGCTTGTAAGTCAGGTGCTTGGTGGGAAACAAATCCACAAAGAGGTAGGGCTAATAATTCAGCGGCTTTGGTTAGACACAAAATCACAAAAGAATTCTTTATGGATTTGTGGAAACGTGTTGAAGCATCAGGAGCAGGTGAACCTGGTATCTACTTTACAAACGACAAAGATTGGGGAACTAATCCATGTTGTGAAATCGCTTTGAGACCAAACCAATTCTGTAACTTGTGTGAGGTAAATGTTTCTGACATTGAATCACAAGAAGATTTGAACAACCGTGTTAAAGCGGCCGCTTTTATCGGAACACTTCAAGCGGGTTACACTGATTTCCATTATTTGAGAGATGTATGGAAACGTACAACCGAAAAAGAAGCGTTGATTGGTGTGTCTATGACAGGTATCGGTTCAGGTGTTGTATTAGGTTACAATATGAAAGAAGCTGCTAAACTTGTAAAAGAAGAAAATGCAAGAGTTGCTGAGTTGATTGGTGTTAACAAGTCTGCTCGTACAACTACTGTAAAACCTGCAGGGACTACATCTTTGACATTGGGAACATCTTCAGGTATCCACGCATGGCACAACGATTATTACATCCGTAGAGTCCGTGTAGGTAAGAACGAAGCAATCTACCAATACTTGGCAATGTATCACCCTGAGTTGGTTGAAGATGAGTTCTTCCGTCCACACGACACAGCGGTTATTTCTGTTCCGCAAAAAGCACCTATTGGAGCAATCTTAAGAACAGAATCACCATTCCAATTGTTGGACCGTGTTAAGAAAATCACACAAGAGTGGGTTAGACCTGGACACAGAACAGGTTCAAATACTCACAACGTATCTGCAACAATCAGTTTAAAACCTGAAGATTGGGAATTGGCTGGTGAGTGGATGTGGGAAAACAGAGACTTTTACAATGGTCTATCAGTATTACCTTATGATGGTGGAAGTTATATTCAAGCACCATTTGAGGATTGTACTGAAGAAGAATATGAAAGATTATTCTCTAAATTACAGTCAATTGACCTATCAAGAGTTGTTGAATTACAAGACAACACAGATTTGAGTGGTGAGTTGGCATGTGCTGGTGGAGCTTGTGAAATTAAATAAGAAAGATATAAAAACATCTAATGAGGGGGAAAGTGAACAACTTTCCCCTTCTTCTTTTTATATTGAAAATGGAAAATATGTCTTCACAAAAGAATTTCATTTAAGTCGTGGTTACTGTTGTGGAAATGGTTGTCGTCATTGTCCATATTTTCCTGCTCACAAAAAAGGGAATACAACTATATTTATTGACAATGGCTGATGGTAAAACATATGGATTAACGTTTCCCTTTGTAGAATCGTATAATGGTAAGTATTTGGACCTTTCAGATTACCCTGCTGAAGAAATCAGGAGTAATTTGATTCACTTGTTATTAACAAGAAAAGGTACTAGATATTTTTTACCTGATTTTGGAACCGCATTATTGGAATACATTTTTGAACCATTAGATGGTCCAACATTTAAAAATATTGAATCTGAGATTAGAGATTCTGTTGAAAAATTCATGCCTCAGTTACAATTAACAAATATATCTATTACGGCACCAACTGGTGAAGCGGCTGGAGCGACAGTAACAACTGCGGGGAATGTTGTTAATCCTGAATTACAAATGACGAATCAAGATGTAACGGAGTATACAGCCACGGTAAGAGTTGATTATTCTATAACTAATGATGTCTTTAATACAAAAGATTTTATAATACTAAATATTTAACATAAATGGCTCAAAGAAGAATATCATATACTGTAAGGGATTTCCAAGCAATTCGTCAGGAACTTATTAATTATACAAGAACTTATTATCCTGAATTAATTGATAACTTCAATGATGCATCAGTTTTTTCTGTATTTTTAGATTTAAACGCAGCCGTAGCCGACAACTTACATTATCATATTGATAGAAGTATTCAAGAAACAGTTCTTCAATATGCACAACAACGTTCATCAATTTATAATATAGCAAGAACTTACGGATTAAAAATTCCTGGTCAAAGACCATCTGTAGCCTTGGTTGATTTTTCAATTACCGTACCTGCTTTTGGTGATAAAGAAGATGAAAGATATTTGGGTACACTAAGAAGAGGTAGTCAAGTTCAAGGTTCAGGTCAGGTATTTGAAACAATTTATGATATAAATTTTGCATCACCATTTAATGAAGATGGTTTTCCAAATAGATTGAAAATACCAAATTTTGATGCAAACAATAACTTATTAAATTATACTATTACAAAAAGAGAAACTGTTGTTAATGGTATTACAAAAGTATTCAAAAGAGTTATAACTCCAAATGATGTTAGACCATTCTTTGAATTTTTCTTACCTGAAAAAAACGTATTAGGTGTTACATCAATAATTCAAAGAGATGGAACAGCATATTCAAACGTACCTACGGCACAAGAATTTTTAGGTGCTCAAGGTAGATGGTATGAAGTATCGGCTCTTGCTGAAGATAGAGTTTTTATTGAAGACCCAACAAAACCATCTGATGACCCTGGAATTAAAGTTGGAAGGTATATTCAAACTCAAGATAGATTTATTACCGAGTACACACCCGAAGGTTTTATTAAATTAACTTTTGGTGGTGGTACCAATACTGCTGAAGACCAACTTAGAGAGTTTACAGCACTTAACGTACCATTGAAGATTCAGAGATATCAAAACAACTCAATGTCTTTGGGTAACGCACCACAAGCAAACACAACAATGTTTATTCAATACAGAATTGGTGGTGGTCAAGGTACCAACTTGGGGGTTAATGTTATTAATCAAATTGGTTCAGTGGATTTCTTTGTTAATGGTCCATCAGATATTTTAAACAATTCAGTAATTAATTCTTTGGCGTGTAATAACGTAACGGCAGCCATTGGTGGTGCGGGATATCCTTCAACAGAAGAAGTTAGAAATTATGTAACATTTAACTTTGCAGCTCAAAACAGAGCGGTAACAATAAATGATTATGAAGCCATAATTAGAAACATGCCAGGTCAGTTTGGTGCTCCTGCTAAAGTTTCAATAACTGAAAATAATAATAAAATCAATATTAATGTTTTGTCTTATGATGCTACAGGTAATTTAACATCTGAAGTTTCACAAACCATGAAGAAAAATTTGGCAGAATATTTGTCAAATTATAGAATGATTAATGACTATGTTGCTATTGGAAGTGCTGAAGTTATTGATTTAGGTTTAGACATATCAATAGTGTTGGATGCGGCACAAAATCAGGGTGTTGTTATATCAAATGTTATTGATAGGGTGACAACATTCTTTAGTCCGACTGTAAGAGGTTTGGGTGAGAACATTGTATTATCTGAATTAAACAGAATTTTACAAGCTGAAAATGGTGTGTTAAGTGTTACTGATATTTCAGTATTTAATAAAGTTGGTGGTCAATACAGTTCAGCACAAACATCAATGCCATATGAAAACGCCGCAACAAAGAAAATTTCTTTAGTTGACAATACAATCTTTGCGGAACCAAATCAAATTTACCAAGTTCGTTTTCCTGCAAAAGATATTACGGTAAGAGTTAAAAATTACCAAACAACAAACTTCTCTTGATAATTTATTTTATTCATTCTTTAACTACTATTATAAAATAGTGTATAAACTATTTATGAAAGAAAGTAAAAGGAATGTCCAAAACTTATAGAATACGTACTGAGGTCGGTGTTGATAGACAAGTTAACATACAATTAGAACAAGACTTTGACCAATTAGAGATTTTATCTTTAAAAGTTAGGGGTGAAGATGTCTACACAAGAATGTGTGCGGACTATGGTGTAATTGTTGGTCGTGTTCTTGCTAATGGTGGATACGGTGTTCCAAATGTAAAAGTTTCAGTTTTTATTCCGATAACTGAAGAGGACCTTACTAATGAAATCATTTATGATTTATATCCTTATCAAAGTATTAACGATGTAAATGTTGATGGTTATAGATATAATCTTTTACCTTACGAACAACAACATACTGGACACGTACCAACAGGAACTTTTCCAAGTAAAAATGATATTTTAACAAACCCAGCCTTAATTGAAGTTTATGACAAGTATTATAAATTCACGGTTAAAACGAACGGTAGTGGTGATTACATGATAATGGGTGTTCCAATTGGAACATATACTGTTGTTATGGATATGGATTTGTCTGACATTGGACCATTTTCATTATCTCCACAAGATTTAATTAGAATGGGAAGGGCAACAGCCGACCAATTTGATGGTGTAAACTTTAAAAGTTCAACCAACCTATTTGAATTACCACAAATTTTAACTTTAAATCAAAGTGTAAACGTACAACCATTTTGGGGTCAACCCGAAATTTGTCAAATTGATATTACAAGAACTGATTTTGATTTAAGACAATCAGGTATTAATATATTGCCAACAGCAATGTTCATGGGTTCTTTAGTAACCAACAGTAAAGATAATGCATTACCAAAGAACTGTAAACCACCACAAGATTTAGGTAGTCTTTGTTCTTTAGAGACAGGACCTGGTGAGATTATTGGTGTAAGACAAACTATTTTTCAAGATACTGAAGGTAGACCAATATTAGAACAAGCCCAATTTCCACAAGGTGTAAAAACAATTGACAACGATGGAACATGGTTATTAGAAGTCCCAATGAATTTGGACTATGTAACTACGAATGAATTTGGTGAGCAAGTTTTAAGTCCTGACCCAAAAATTGGTATTCCGACTAAAGGAAAATATAGATTTAAAATTAAGTATTCACAACCAGCCAACTTTGCAAAAGACGAAGTTAGACGAGCGTATTATTTAGTACCGAATATTAAAGAGTATGGTTGGGATACTGCTGACCCATATAATGACCCTATTTATAGACCAGATAATAATAGTGGATATCAAGAACTATTAGGTTCGTATTACTTTGGATTAGATTGGAGTGGATATACCAATCAACAAGACGCGATTGAATGTAAAGATACATTTTATGAATTTCAATATAATAAAGTATACACGGTATCTCAATTAATAGATGAGTATAAAAAAGGTACTAATAGAAAAAAGTTTATTGGTATTAAAGAAATTACTAATACTGAATGTGAAAGTGAGAACAATAGATTTCCCGCAACAGATGGACTTAGACAAAATTTTAGTATAATACCAACCTTAGTAACATATTTGTTATATGTTTCTTCATTAACAACTTTAGTATTATTACCTGTTGTACATATATTGGCGTTTATATGGCCGGCTATTAGATTATTAATAACGATTGTTTATGGTACAGTGTTATCACTTATTGCTACTATTTGTAGAGCGATTAATTTGGTGAGTAAAAAAAGTAACCAAATTGAATGTCCTAAACCGGCAAATTTTCAAAACATTTTCAAATCGTTAACCAATCCATTTACTAAGATTACATTACCAAATTTAACGTATCCTGAATGTCAGTTTTGTGAATGTAAACAAGAACCTGTACCACAAGACAATGATGAGTTAAGTGCGCTTCAAGAAGCTAGTGCACAAAATTCATTATCATTGAATGCCGATTTTTTTGTGTATGACAATTGGAATCCAAGCCAATCTGATGTAAACGAACACAGAGAAGTTTTTGCTGGGTCAGGATTTAATGCTGAAAGTATTAGGGTTCCAATAAGACAAGTAGATGGTAAAGATTTTGATTTCATAGATAAATTACCTACATGGGAAATCATTAACAAGTTCAATTTAAAATCAAAGTATTTTGATACAGACCCATACGCTGGTTCAAACAGAATTAAAGTTCAAATTGAACCAAAATATAATTCAAATACATTTCACTTTGATAATATTATGGCGGTATTTGTTGACCCAGATACCCAAACTTTTTTTGAATCAGGACAGTTAATTTCATTTCAAGAATTAACAAAATCAACCGACCCAAATACAAGTGGTGCAACAGATACTATAGATACAGGTATTACAGGAACAACAAATGTTGGAAAAAGTGTTACTATGACATTTGCAAATCCAACATCACCAAGTTCATCAAATAGTGTAATATACAATTTCCCTACAGTACCTAATGAAGTTAAATCTTACAAGTTTCCAACTGACATTGAATATTTTCAAGTTATTACTGGTGTAACTTATACTGATTTTGTTAATCAAAATGCTGCTTACGCTCCTGGACCATCAGTTTGTAATTATATTTTTTATACAGTAACAAATAATACAAAAAACCCAATTATCATAAATTATACTGATAATAATGGTAATTCACAATCAATTACTGTAGGTGTTTACATAGATAATGACACTAACACTACGTATGGCGCACAAACATCTTTTTGTGCTTGTGAAAACAGTCTAACATCATCTAGTAGTTTTACAATTGATAATCAAGAATCATGTTCTATTCCACCACAAGCTGGTTCGGTTTTACCAGGAAATTTATTAAGTCAATTAACTCAACAAATTGAATTGTTTAGGAATGATGGAAAGGACGGACATGACTTTTATAACTCATATATTGGACAATGGATTGGTGGTGAAATTAGTTTAATCTTTATGGTTAGAGGTGTTGACCCACACAGTGGACGTAAATCAATCAAATATGATTTATCAAGAATTTTTGGTTACAGTAGTTACGGTAAAAAAGTTATTAGTGGTGATTTTTACATGAACGTACCAGTTCAAGCAGGATTAAAAACTGTTAGAAATAGTGAATTAACAAATAATTTACAAATTAATTCAAATGGTTATTTGTATTTTGAGTCCTTCCAATATACTGCGGGAACTCAATACAAAGCGTATTCGACAATACTACAAACATATTATTCGGCATTAGATTTAACTCAAGTTGACAAATATGAAATTAAAAAATCAAACCCTGATAGTTTGTTAACAAGTGCAATGGTTTATAATGGTGGTAGCGGAGAGTTAGTTGCCAACAGTAGTACCGAAGGGTATGTTCAGGGTGAATATATTGAAGGTGGTTCATTTATATGGGCAGAAAAAGCTAAGGGCTTAAGTAAAATTAAAAAAGATAAAAACGGTAATGATAATAATAATACAAGACCGTGGCTTTATTTTGCACCATCTTGGGCTAGATACGCACCAGGAAAAATGGTTGTTTATAGTCAAAAAATGGTCATGAGGTCTGATAGATTACCTGTTGGAACAATCTTTGATGGTAGTGAAAATAATTATTTTGCTTGGCAGGCATCAAACGCTTTACCATATATTTTTGTTGATGATGATGGTACGTCAAACACTCAAACTGTTGTTCCATCATTTGATTTTACTGACCCCACGTCAAATCCTGATATAACTACAGGGGCTACATTTAATGCAATTGCTAATTCATTCACTTGTGGTGGTATGGTTGATTTATCTTGTTATCAAGGTGACGGTGTTAATTTTACGGCTTTACCAGCGACTAATGAGTGTAATAAAAATTTTGGTGGTGAAGTAGTTGTTAAAGGTTGTTATACGTTGGTAAATAAACCATTTGTAACTTTATTACCAATTGGTCAACCTAATAATGATTATGCTTTAATCCTTGAGTGGATTTCAAGACTTAGATTAATGATTGCTGTGTGTCAAGGAACTTTCTCACATACATTTGTCAATTCTTGGGTTAATGGAACTTTATTTGCGTTCCCATTTCAAAACGCTGTAAGATTTAATGCTAAAAATGAACCAATTGAAAGAACTGTTGTTTTAAATAAGGCTTTTTATAATTTTTGTGCCGATACAATTGTGTATGAACCACAATCTAATAATTTCTATTATCGTTCAAGTCCGTGGGATGGTCAAAATTTTATTGGACAATATCCACCATCAGGTCTATTCAACTCACCGGTGAATGATAGAAACTTGTTGTACCCAACTACTATAATGGACTTAGGTCCAAAGTTTATTTGGAGTAAAGATGTTAATAAGAGTCCTGAATATTTTGGATATCAAATGGACAGGTTCAATGCAACTTCTTGGAACAATGTATCTGACTTATTACAATTATTTATAATTTCAAGATTGTCAAACTCTATTTATTTAAAATCTATTGTTGGTAGTGGTGATGCATCTATTCGTGGTTTCTTTAGTAGACCACAATTAAGAGTGGATGGTGATTATGCACAAATGTTACAGATTAACTCACAGTATGGTATTGTACCTTATACCGCTGATAATTACTTTGATGACCCCGCAACAACAACTGATAATGTTGTTTATGTGTCTGTTGATAATCAAAATAATTCTGTATTTGGTATTTTTTATAGTGGATACACAGAAGACCGAGATTTGATTTCACCACGAAGAATTGATAGAACTTTTACGGGTAATACGTTAATTGCTGATTATTTGGGAACCAAATCACAAGAAGTACCATTTTATAGATGGTCAAATACCGCTTACGATTCAGTTAGTGCTCAACCATCAATATTTGGTAGTGATGAAAACAATTGGTATACTGACGGTAATGCTTACAAAGCAAAATATCAAAGTATTGACAGAATGGTCAACCCAATGTTTATTGGTGAGAACAATCAAATACAAAATAGAAGAGGTTACGTATACCAAACAAATTCAAAAGGACAATACGCACCAACACCACCAAGAGGTAATAACAGATTAACCTTAACTAGTGCACCATGGTACTTCTATTTTGGTTTAAAGAAAGGTTCATCTGCAATGGATAAATTCACACAGTTATATATTCAATCAACAGAATAATGAGCGAAAGTAATTATTTAATAGTAAAACCTGACTTAAGATTTAAATCGGCTCCCGATTCGGACATAACTTTTGTCACAGAACTTAATCAAACGCAATCTGAGGTTGTTGATTATGATAGAACGGTTAACATTAACTTGGCAACTTTGTTTAATGTTGAAAGACAAAAATCTGTTATATTTAGACCAACAGTTAAATTATCTTACATTTATGAAAATGGTTTGGTTGGATATAGTAATTATAGACCATTTAGAGATAATCTATATTATGTTAACCCTGAGCAATCGGTTATTAATGGTGTTTGGAGTGGATTACCAACATATGAAGAATTTGAATTTATTAGAACAGATGTTGATTCAACACAATTAAATTTTGTTACAAAAAGTGCATCATCGTACAATTGGAATGTTGTTTTATCGTATCCATATGAAAATGATTATTCGGTACCAATGCAATATTATTTTTCAAATGGTTTATCATTAACACCTTGGGTGTCAGGTGATGGAATACCATTTCAAATTTCACAAGGTACTGAGAACGGAACACCATTAATCCAATTTACTTGTCCTGTTCCACACGGATTATCGGTTAATGAATATGTTGAATTATCTTTTGATTATAGTGGTGTTAATACATTTCAAGTTTCTTTCTTAGGTAATAACACACTTGGCTCTGATGAATACATTTTTAATATATATAATGTAGGATTTACAGGAACAACATTTAATAGTGGAAATCAAGGTGTCTTCAAAAGAATTATTGATATTAATAACTCAGGAGAAACAAAATCAAAGTACTACGTTAGATTACACAAAATTATTAGTAATCCACACGATTCAATTATTACAAGAAACGGATTTGAATTAAATCCATTTAATGATGGTGCTGCGTATCAATTTTCCTCTTTAACACCAAACAACGTTGGAAGGGTTGTTAATTATCAAAGTTCAAACACTTACAATATTACAATGGCTCGTGATTTGGAGATAACCAATCAGGTTGATAATAATAAAAAACCTGTAACACAAGTGTTCGCAACATTTCAAAATGTTGGATACTTTGGTTGGTTTAACCAATTAAGAAAAGGTTGGGCGTTTAATATGACATCGAAAGAAACAAACCCATGGTGGTCAACAACAAATCCTACATCTTTGGAGAACAATATAACATCAGGTTATACCAAAGTTCAAAGTGGTGATACGTATAATTTTACGGTTAACTTACCAAGATATAGTGGTGACACAATGTATGGTGATTGGTGTGAATGGAACGAAAGTGACCAATCGGAGAGAGTTGTTTCAAACTATATGAACAAAATGACTTACTACCAAAAAGCGTTTGATATTGCACCAACGGCATCCACAAATCCAAATGGTTTTTATTATCAAGTTCATTACCCAATTACTTTAAAAGTTTTTTCTGATTATCTTGAAACTGCTGAACAAAGTGGAACAATAGGAATTCCTTATTGGGCATACTTTAGTAATAATAACAAGTTATGGTTTTGGAGAGATATTTACGAATATGGTTATATAGATAATTTAGGTAGGGGTGTTGATTATCCGTATTTAAATAGTTCTCATTATCCTTTCCAAGATATTGTTTTTAGGTTGTATCCTGAAGGCGCGTCATTTGACATAACAGAATTGTACCAAATTGTACCAGACCCGATAATAGATGGATGCGAATAAGATAAGAGTGTTGTTTAACAACCAACCAAAAGATTTGGTTATTCCTCTTCAACAAGAGTGGGACTTCTATGGTCAACAACAAGCCATTGAACAATATGAATCAACTATAATTGAAAAAATATTGAATCAAGGTGATGACTATGAGGTGACAAGGTTTGACCATCAGTTGTATGATAATACAAAAAGTTCACTTAATTATGATTTCTACTTAAGAAACCCAACCAATAGGTTGTGGCAAAATTCTTATTTATCAAAATTTACAACAAACCAAATCTATTATTTTCAACAAGCGTTTACAAAATCTTTTTGGAAACTTGATTTTTATGATACTCCAACCACAAGAACACAAAAGTCTTATTTTACTGTAATACTACCAGTACAACAAGGTAAATTCCAATCAGCCGTATTGAATAATACAACAAACGTTACAATCAAACGACCAAGTTATCAGTTAGACTATATTGGTGATAAAGAAGGGTTTTTTCTTTATTGGTTAAAATCAAGACAATTCTTAAACATCAATACTTTTTATATGACGGCAAAATTCTTCAATGGTGCAACAGGTCAATTTATTAAGATGATGAAAGCACCGCAAAGTACTTTACCAAATTTCTTTGATTTCCCTGCTGAAGAATATTTTTATTATAAAGTTGATTTAGATTATATAACACAAACTTACCAAGTGTTTGATTATCCACTAGGTACAAGAGCCGGAACAACATCAAATCCGATAAAATGGTATGAATACGTAAACCCATAATGGATACACAAGTAATGAATATAAGGGTATCACCCGAAGTCTTGAATACAATCATTCACGATGTTACTTACTCAGGTGAAACATTTGGGGTGTATTCTTCTATGACCCAAACATTAACCAGTGGTATCAATAACACATCAAGTTTAACAGGTCTTACGGTCCCAATTCTATTAACACAAAATACAATTGATTTAGGATACTATTCTGTTTTTGATGGTGCTGTTTCACAAATAAATGTGGTAAACAATTTTATATTTTCATCCACAACTGGTAATCCGTTTACTTGGTATGTTTATAATACTGCTGATGTTGAGTTTAATGCTTACCTTCAGTTGTCAACATATTTTTTGGATTGGGGGGATGGAACACCATTACAACCAATAAACACATACGCACCAAATTCTATTGTACACACTTATAATACAAACCCAAGTAAATATACAATAACTTTATTTCAAAATAATCCTTGGGGCAACACAACAGTTTCTAAAAATATTCAGACACCATATGTTGATGTGCCTGATTTTAATCCACAAGGAACAGCATACTTTACACCAAACGTTGGTTCTTGGAGTGCAACACCAATATCGTACAATTATATTTTTACTGGTGATAGTGTTAATTTAGTTGAAGACCAAGTTTCATCGGCATATGTTTCAGTACCATTTACTGTTAGTGGATATACGGATTCAAGAATTAATGACTTGGCATTTTACGGAACACCAAAATTTAAATTATTAGTACCTGTTCAAAAAAATAATGTTGATTATGGTATTATAACCGATATTAATTTAGTTTATACTGCATACACAATACAAAACATTGACTATGTTGATTTTGCAGACGGAACAACAATTTTCTTCCTTCAATCGTCAGGTTTAACTGAAAATTGGATGGTACAAGAACCTTTAGTAAAAGATGAATTATTATTAGGAATAATTTCTCAAGCAGAAGTGCAATCCAATGTATTTATAGAAAGAGGTAAAAACTCGGCCTATGAAAGAATACAAAGAATAGGTGAAGTAGATAACCTTGGAGATTTAATAAAATATGGATATTACTTTTTTAACGTAACATAATATGGCAACTGGAACATATGGAACTATAAGACCCGCTGATGTATCACCTGAAGATGTGAGTATCGTCATGAATTACACACCGTCAAGAGATGTAACGGACAATTTTGTCCTTACAACCTTGGACGCTACATCAATATTGAGACCTTATTTTAATAACGCAGCGACTGGCGGAAATTCAAATGAAATATTGGGTGGTTTGTATAATCTTAGATTACCTGCCGAAACGTTTACACAGTTGGGTATTTACACTCTTTATATAAGACCTGCAGAAATCAGAACAAGTATTACTGACTGTGGTGTTTTATCGGCATTACCAAACGTAAAAGGTATTGTTATTGATTTGAGTAATGTACCTAGTCAATTTGTAAATAAATTTGTTGCTCAAGGTTTAGTTGGATTTAGAGTTGAATATTTAAATGCTGATGGTAGTAAAATACCAAATTTCTTTAGAATAGTTACTTCAAATTTTTATTGTGAACCTGTAATTCAAAATTTAACAAATACATTACAGAAAGCTGTAAGATACAGATATACGGAAGGTCAAACTAATTTAGTGTTTTGTACATTATCACCAAGTTCGTCACCAACAAACAAACCAAACGCCACTCCATATATTGGACAACCAGCTCAAAATATTGTATTGTCAAATACGTTCTTCAACCCATTAATGTTAGAAGTACAAGTTTCTCAATACGACATTGATACATTGGGTATTGCTTTATATGGTAATCAAACTAAATCTATGGAGGATGGTATCTACACAATCTATGATGCTCAAAACAACATCTATCAACAGTTTAACTTGTATGAAATTAAAGATGACTTTAATAACTTGTTGTATGAGGTTAAAGATAATAGAGGTACTAACATTGACTTCAGTAAAAGTTATCAAAATATTACAGCTCAATAATGGCTAAAACTTTCATACCAAACACAGCGGCTTCAGGTGCCGGAACACCCTTTGATAATATCGTAGGGTTACAAACTGTGCAAGGTGGTGGACTAACACAAGGTAATTTTGAATTTGATTTAGGAATATCGGAAAAAACAAATAGAACTTTTAATATTGGAACATTTCAAAATCCAGTGTCATTAGAAAATTTAGATTTAGATTCTATAAATGCCTCGAGAGAATTATTGGCAAAAGAATATAGGGTCTATCCAAATTATGATTTATCTGTTGTTACAAATTTCACAATATTTGGTTCTTTACAAAAACGATTTGAGGTATCAATTCAAAAAATATTAAACTTTTTTCCTGCGGCGATTGAGGTTGATGCGATTTATTATGATTTTACATCAGGATTAACTGCTGAGAATATTGTATACAGTCCAGTTCCAAATGAAACAGAATTTACAATTGATGTTGCTAGAATTAAGAATCCATTTAATATTGATTATTCTGTTAATTCGGTAATTAATCTTCAAAACAGAGAACAATTATTTTCACCGATTAGAGATTTAACAAATAGGTATAGAGATTATAGTTTATTTGTTAATGGTGTTGAATATCCAATTATTGACTTAGACCCAACAACAACTTTAAATTCAGGAACTCTAAAAGTTATTGTTACGGGACAACCATTTGTTGGTGTTACTTCAACAGTTGATTCAATTTATATTAAACCAAACACATATTACACTGAAAAAGGTTTTGCTGAAGATTTTGATGAGGTTGAAAAGTTTTTATTAAATAGATTGGCAACACCACCATACACGGCAACATTTAATGTTCCTGTTGAAACCGATTCGGGTGTTGTTGCAATACAAACATCAACAGTAACTTGGCCTAAAGATGGTCTTTGGAATTTAGATATAAGAACACCATTATTCACAACGTATCTTGAAAAGTTAAATGAAATTGCCGTTAATTTTGATTTGTTTAAAACAAACTTAATTACTCGTTTTTTAACAACAGAATCGTTTTTAGAATTTGACACACCAGACCATAGAGTTGCTAAGGTTTTACAAATATATGGTAGAAGTTTTGACCAAGTAAAACAATTTATTGACGCTTTGGCGTATATGAATTCTGTTAACTACACACCTGGTAATGACATACCATCCATGTTATTAAAAAATCTTGCTCAAACTTTGGGTTGGAGTACAAACATATCACCAATTACAAATGAAAACTTTTTAGATTCGGTTTATTCATCAACTGGTGTGACACAATATGCTGGATTTTCAAGAGAACTTACACCATCAGAATTAAATTATCAATTTTATAGAAATTTAATATTAAACTCGGCATATCTTTTCAAATCTAAAGGAACAAGACGTTCAGTTGAATTTACATTAAGATTGGTTGGAGCTCCTGAAGCACTTGTTGAGTTTAATGAACACGTTTATGTTGCTGACCAAAGAATCAACATGAGACAATTTGGTGAACAATACGCTCAAATTACTGGTGGAACATATATTGAAAATGTAACTCAATTATCTGCGGGTGACACATATAGAATATATGGTCAAACATACACAGCCTTTACTTCATCAACAAACACTTTTTTTGTAGACCAAATAATTGAAGATTATCCCGTTGATGAATTTGGATTTCCAAGAGCACCAATTGAAACTTCGGATTATTATTTTGAAAAAGGTGCTGGATGGTTTGAATCAACACCACAACATAGAAGTCCACAAATTGTAAATCAAACAACTTCTGTTTTTACAGGTAATAGTCCAAATGTTCAAACAACTTTACAACCTTTTACTTACGGACAAGAATATTTTAATAGGTTTAGAAATTTCCCATACATGAATTTGGGTTTTAATTTAAAACTTGTACCTGATAATAAAAAAAGTTGGCAACCACCTGTATATAGGGTTAGTGTTGAGTCAGGATACAATGCCTATTATGTAGTATCTGATGAAAGACTAGTACTTAATGCGAAAAATGTTGATTTGTTCATGAACCCTGGACAAGGTATTCTTTATAATGTTTGGTCAATGTCCAAGAATTATAATTATCCAATTCCTAATTCAGGGATGACATCACCATACCCAAGTTTGGGAACTTATGATTGGACATATATTAATCCTGAAGCAAACAAAAAAACATTCTTTGAATTTGCACAAACATTTGTTAACAATACAATTAATATTAGAGATAGGTGGTACTCAACAGATGGTAAAACAGGTGGATATCCAACACTATTAAATATTTTTTACAATTACCTTCTTTCTGAAGAAAATGTTGGAATTCCAAATGATAATTTTACATATCAAAAATTAATTGAATATGTTGATGGTCTTGGTCCATATTGGATTAGATTAACTCAACAAATGATACCAGCCTCCACAATATGGAACACTGGTACTCGTTTAGAAAATTCAGCATTACAAAGACAAAAGTATGTCTACAGAAGACAACGAGGTTGTCAGTTAGTACAAATTGAAAATGACCCATGTTTGGCGACAAGTCAATTATTTACATTTGATTGTACTAGACAAAGTGCTACGTGTTCGATATATCCTTGGATTGGACCAAACCCTGGTGATGTTACATCATTCTCACAAATACTATATAATGTCCTATACAATTATTTAGATACACAAGGTTATCTTCTATCAGATTGTAATGCGAATTCATTATACTCCCAATGGTATGTGGATGTTAAAATTGATGGTGTTACTGTTATTCAAAATAAATTCTTTGATGGTTATGGTACAGGACAAGTTCCAACAAATAACCAATGGAAAACAGCACTTATTTTGAATCTACAACAATTAATTGACGATGGTTATTTCTTTTATGTGAACGGTAATTCGGTTACAATTTATAACTTGAATTGTGTGTCAAGTTCAGAACCAATTACGTTACAAATAAACGTTGGTATTAATATAGACATTAGTTGTCAGTAAACTACTTTATAATCATATTTAATAGTTATGGCGTTAGTAAATAAATTATTTCAAAATTGTTTCAATTATACAGGAGATACAATTTATAAAACATTTACAATTGATGATGCTAGTGGATGGACAACAACACAAAGTTACGTTATTTATAGTGGTGATGGAGCTTGTTATGTTTACTTGGGTACTACTTTGGGTAGTCCAGTATCAACATATCTATCACCTACTGGAACAAATGTTAGTGGTGCTTGTAATTCATCAACAGGATGTCCGTCAGTTAACACCAACATGTACCCAAACAATTTGTTTTACACGTTTTCGGCGTGTTGTGATGGGTCAACATTTAGTTTTAGACGTGGTGACATTGAATTGGGTTCCGATTATGTTAATGGTACGACAATGGCTCTTAGTTATGTTGGGACTGGTGGTACTTTTAATGGTTGTGCAACTGTAATCACAGGATATACCGGTTCAACAATATATACCGACAATAATTGTACTTTTAGTTATTTATCAACATTCTCGGATTGTTCTGATTGTGAAATATATTCTCCTTGCCCAACACCAACTACAACACCAACACCAACTACAACACCAACACCAACTATAACTCCAACACCAACTATAACTCCAACACAAATACCGCCAAGTCCAACACCAACCTCAACACCATTTAATAATGGTAATACTTTTGCATATACGATAACAGTAACGGGCGCTTGTGAGACTGGAATTGGTGCGGCATTACTCACCGCAAGTGGTGGTACTCCACCATATACGTTTGATTGGTACAATCCTAATTTAGGTACTGGACCGTATAAATCAAACTTATCTGCCGGTACATATTTTGTTAGAGCTAATGATTCAACAGCACCAACAAATAATGAATTTTTTATTAATGTTGTTATTGGTTCTGGTTTGACAATAGGATTTCAAAGTGAAATTGCAACAACATGTGGATTAAATAATGGTTCATTAACAGTAACTGCAGAATCAAGTTGTAATGTAATTAATTATTATTTATATTCGGCTTATGGATTTGTTGATTCTCAAACAAACTCAACAAATATTGCGACATTTGATAATTTATCTGCGGGTACTTATTCAGTAACTGCGATTGATTGTGGTGGTTGTTCAGGAACTTCAGAAACATGTATTATATATTCATCAAACACTCTTGATTATGGATTTTATATTGTAAATGATACTGAATGTGCTAGTCCGACAGGAAAGGTATACGTTACTGGTGTTACAGGTAACTCACCATTTACTTATGAGTGGTCTAATGGTGTAACAGGTGATACTATTACAGGATTAACAGCTGGTGGTTATGGAGTTACAGTAACATCATCGGATGGTTGTGTTTTATCTAAAGTTGCCACGGTTGATTTTGTTCCAAGTATTGGGTTAGGTTCATGGACTGCGGTTACACCATCTTGTTTTGTTGCTGATGGTTCATTAACATTAACAATAACGGGAGGAACAGGTCCTTATTATTATTCAGGTTCAAATGGTACCGTAGCAATAACATATGCGACTTCATATGTATTTTCAGGTTTATCTTCAGGACCATTCTCTGTTGATATTACCGATGCTGCTTTATGTAAAGCAACATTCTCAACCGTATTACAAACGCCAAACACATTTAATAGTTTAGATGTAACAACAACAAATTCTAATTGTAGTAGTAATGATGGAAAGATATCAATCACTTTGGATGGTGGACAAATACCGTACACATATACTTTAGTTTATCCTGATTCATCTGTTGTTAATGCGGTTTCAAATTCAACCGCATATGATTTTGTTAATCTTGAAAGTGGAACTTACACTGTATATGTTTCTGATAATACAAGTTGTGTTTACCAAGAAGAAACAACAATTATCGCTGAAAATTTATATACTGTAACAACAACAAGTACGGGTTCAACATGTAATTTGTCTAATGGTAGTGTTACATTGGTATTATCAACAGGTGGAACCGCACCATATACATATCAATTAAGTACCGGACAATCATTAAATACTAGTTTTAGTGCTGCTACATTTGGGGGATTATCAACAGGAACTTATGTTTATAGTGTAACGGATGCTACAGGATGTGTCCAAACAGGAAGTGTTAGTGTGTCATTTGGTACACCATTACAATACTCTTTATACCCAACAGGATGTGGTACGGGTTCAGGTGGAACAATTACTGCTTTAATTAGTTCAGGTACACCACCATTTACGTTTACTTGGTCTGATAATATTAGTGGTAATCCTCAAAACATTGTCGTAACTGGTCTTACGGGTGGAACATATAGTTTAACAATTGTGGATGCTTCAGGATGTACTCAAACAAGAAATACGGTTATTAGTTGTACGGCAATTGAATCTACATATCAAATTTATACGATGTGTGAGAGAGAATTTGAATATACGTCAGGTACTGAAAGAGGAATTCTTCAAATGTTAAATGAAGGTTATAATGATATTATTTCTGGTCACACAAATTGTTTATTAAGTGCTGCGACATTTGTTGCTCAAGTTGAGGTTAGTGGTACGACATATACCGATTCATTTTACACTGGTACCACACTATTAGACATCCCAACAAATCAACAATGGTATGATGCTGTTGAAACATTATTATTATCAATACCCGGTGTTAGTAGTGTTACAATTGATACTACATCAAGTGTTGTAACAATAGCAACAGAAGGTGAATTAGCAAACCAACAAATAATAATTGACCTGATAATTCAATATGACATTAATTGTGTGAGTTAATATGGCAATGATTGAAATAATATCGATTACAGGTACTTCACCATATCAGGTGTATGTGTCAGATGTATATGGTAATAATCAAACTTTTGTTGGAACAATTTCAGGGTCAGTACCACCTGTTGAAAATTTTTATTTACCAACAATATTTGATAACGCACCAGCAATCATGTTAACAATAACTGATTCCGATGGATGTTCTAAATTCAAAATACTTGAATGTATTTATGGTTGTGGATTCGCAATTCAAATTGTTGCAAGTGATTGTATTTTTACAATTGCATTTGAACCACCAAACAATCCTTAAATAAGTTAGTGTAATTTTAGGACTAATATTCTAAAAAGTACAAACTCATTGTATTTATTAAGAAATTAATTCTATAGATGGCAGAAATTTATGATATTATTGTGGTTAATGAAGCGAGCGGTTGTCAAAACGCTGTAACCAATCAATATACCATTACAGGTTGTAATCAAACAGTCCTTGTTAAATTTGACGGGACAAACAATGCTGTTGGACCATTTGACATCTATACGGGTAGTACTGGAACAACGGCTGTATATACAGGTGTTACAAGAACTGAAATGATATATGGTGTTGTATTAACACTTACAGACCCATCAGCATTTTGTGGTACACCAACACCTACACCTACTCCAACAATAACACCATCTTCGGTAACACCAACACCTACACCAACATCAACAGTTACACCCACACCATCGGTTACTATTGGTATTACACCAACACCTACATCTACAACAACACCAACACCGACACCTTCAATCACACCATCAAGCACACCGTCAGTTGGAACTGCTTATCTATTTATTGAACCTCAATCTGGTTCAACCAACATTGGTCAATATATGTTTGATGGTGGATATAATTTCTATGGGTTTACAAACTTATCGGGACCTGATACCTCGTCACAAGTCCTCTTTAGTAATGATATGAATGGATACGTATCATTTACAGGTTGGACTGGTGGTGTTTTCCCAACAGTTAGGACACAATCGGTCCCACAAGTAAGTGGTGGTGTTGATGCTTACGGTAATAGTATTGTTGCTTACAATTTTACAACACATGAGGTACCAGTGAATACAGTTTCAAATCAAGCTTGGTACACTTGGATTATTCCAACAGGTGCAACTAATAACTTAATACAATATCAAATTGATGTTGATTCTTTTGGTAATCCAAATTCTATGACAACATTAACTATGGATTCAACAATATACACAAAAACATTTAATTACACTGGTTCAACAATTCCTACAGGCGTTTATAGAGTTTATACAACATTTGCAGATTTATCGTTTTATTTAGATAATGGTGGAAACACAATTTATTTCAGAGGTAATTCAGTAATATAAAGATTAAATGATATTTAATAATAATGAGCAATTTAGACTATACTAATCCAATAACATCTAATCAATTATCTTCACAACAATCGGTTGTAAAAAATTCGGTTTTTGGTGTTACTTTTTCAGTTTTAAATTCAGGTGGGTACATGGAAGTGTACAATTTGTCTGATTTACAATTTGTGTACACTGGTGGTACAGGTCTAATTACAGGGTCAACAATTCCAATTCAATTTAACAAAGGTATTAATAATACGTTTAGTCCTGATGTATTAACTTTAAGTAATGATTTAATTACTTCAGGAAGAAGAAGATTGGGAATGCTTGCTTATGTTCAAGAAACAGGTTTAATATACCAATTTACAGTACCAAACTACGATTATTTATGGTCTGCAGTTACTGCACAAACAGGAACATCAGCCGTTACTTATACCGATTACTCAACATTAGTTAATAATCGTTCACAAGCAGGTCAAGATTTTATTAATGTTTGGACAGCATCAACAATTGATGGTTATAACGCTCCTTGGAGTGGTGCAACATGGAGAGTTTTACCAGGTTCATATCCAGCCATTACAGGAGGAACATATAACTCAGGAACAACTACATTAGAATTATTTAATTCAACAGGTGGAACAATATCTATAAGTGGATTTACATCAGGAGGTGGGGGTAGTCCTTTAACTGTTGACGGCATTTCGAATGTCACTAACATTACATTTAGCGGTGCTTCAGTTGTTGATGATGGTGGTGGTGCAATTACGGTGGTTATTAGTGGTGGTACGGGAACTTCAGGTACTAGTGGTACATCAGGAACATCAGGTTCAAGTGGTACATCAGGTGAATCAGGAACTAGCGGTACTTCAGGAACATCAGGTGAATCAGGAACTAGCGGTACTTCAGGTGAGTCAGGAACTAGCGGTACATCAGGTGAGTCAGGAACTAGTGGTACATCAGGTGAGTCAGGAACAAGTGGAACATCAGGAACTTCAGGTGAGTCAGGAACTAGTGGTACTTCAGGAACTTCAGGTGAATCAGGAACTAGCGGTACTTCAGGAACATCAGGTGAGTCAGGAACTAGTGGTACTTCAGGTACATCAGGTGAATCAGGAACTAGCGGTACTTCAGGAACCAACGGTACTTCAGGAACATCAGGTGAATCAGGAACTAGTGGTACATCAGGTGAATCAGGAACTAGCGGTACATCAGGAACTAGTGGTACATCAGGTGAATCAGGAACTAGCGGTACATCAGGAACTAGTGGTACATCAGGTGAATCAGGAACTAGCGGTACTTCAGGAACATCAGGTGAATCAGGAACTAGCGGTACATCAGGAACTAGCGGTACTTCAGGAACATCAGGTGAATCAGGAACTAGCGGTACATCAGGAACATCAGGTGAATCAGGAACTAGCGGTACATCAGGAACTAGCGGTACTTCAGGAACATCAGGTGAATCAGGAACTAGTGGTACATCAGGTGAATCAGGAACTAGCGGTACATCAGGAACTAGTGGTACATCAGGTGAATCAGGAACTAGCGGTACTTCAGGAACTAGTGGTACATCAGGTGAATCAGGAACTAGCGGTACTTCAGGAACTAGCGGTACATCAGGAACATCAGGTTCAAGTGGTTCTTCAGGATTGAGTGGTGTAGATGGAACATCAGGTTCAAGTGGCACATCAGGTGAATCAGGAACTAGCGGTACTTCAGGAACATCA